TTAGACCTGCGTCTTCCATGCATATAATAGCTCGAGGGCCTTGCGTGGCGTCAGATCATCCGGATTGATCTTGTGCAGTTGCTCTATCAGTGGATGCGGCACGCTGGCGAACAGGTCGCTTTGCATCGGGACCTGGGGTTGGCCGGGCTCCTGGCGTGGAAGATCGTGCGGCAGGCTGGTGGCTTCCAGGCGCGCCAGGTGCTCGCGCGCGCGGCTGATCACCGTGCCCGGTACGCCCGCCAGTTGTGCCACCGCCAGGCCGTAGCTCTGGCTCGCCGGTCCGGGCTGCACATGATGGAGGAAAACGATGCGTTCGTTGTGCTCGGTGGCCGAGAGGTGCACGTTGGCTACCACTGGCTCACTTTCAGGCAATACCGTCAGTTCGAAGTAGTGGGTGGCGAACAGGGTGAAGGCACGCAGGCGCGCCAGGTGCTCGGCCGCCGACCAGGCCAGCGACAGACCATCGAAGGTACTGGTACCACGGCCGACTTCGTCCATCAGCACCAGGCTGCGTTCGCTGGCGTTGTGCAGGATGTTGGCGGTTTCGCTCATCTCCACCATGAAGGTGGAGCGGCCGCCAGCCAGATCATCGCTCGAGCCGATGCGGGTGAAGATGCGATCGACCAGCGACAGCTCGCAGGCGGTGGCCGGCACGAAACTGCCGATATGGGCCAGCAGTACGATCAGGGCGGTCTGGCGCATGTAGGTGGATTTACCGCCCATGTTCGGCCCAGTGATGATCAACATGCGGCGGTGGTCGTCGAGATCAAGGTCGTTGGCCACGAAGGGGGTGGTCAGCACTTGCTCGACCACCGGGTGACGACCCTGATCGATGCGCATGCACGGTTCATCGACGAAGCGTGGGCGGTTCAGGTCGAGGTTGAGTGCGCGCTCGGCTAGATTGCTCAGTACATCCAGCTCGGCCAGGGCCGCGGCGCTGTCCTGCAGCGGCGCCAGGTGACCGATCAGCTTCTCGAGCAACTCGTCGTAGAGCATCTTCTCGCGCGCCAGGGCGCGGCTCTTAGCCGACAGCGCCTTGTCTTCGAATTCCTTGAGCTCCGGGGTGATGAAGCGCTCGGCGCCCTTGAGCGTCTGCCGGCGGATGTAATCGGCCGGTGCAGATTCGGCCTGCTTGGTCGGCAGCTCGATGAAGTAACCGTGCACACGGTTGTAGCCCACCTTGAGGTTGGCCAGGCCGGTGCGGGCTTTTTCGCGGGCCTCCAGATCCATGAGGAACTGGCCGGCGTTCTCGCTCATTGCCTGCAGCTCGTCCAACTCGGCGTCGTAGCCGGTCTTCAGCACGCCGCCGTCGCGAATCACCGCCGGCGGGTTGTCGATGATGGCGCGGGCCAGCAGCTCGGCCAGTTCCGGGTAGGTGGCGATACTCAGCGCCAGTTGCTGCAGGTGAGGCGTGTCCAGCGAAGCCATTTCCTGCTGCAGCTCGGGCAGTGCGGCCAGGGCGTCGCGCAGACGAGCCAGGTCACGCGGGCGGGCATTGCGCAGGCCAATACGGGCGAGGATGCGCTCCAGATCGCCGATTTCCTTGAGCTGCGGTTGCAGCGTTTCGAAACGGTAGCCGTCGAGCAGGCAGGTGATGGCGTCTTGGCGCGCTTCCAGCACCGCGCGATCACGCAGCGGGCGGTTCAGCCAGCGGCCCAGCAGGCGGCTGGCCATGGCGGTCTGGCAGCGATCCATGACCGACTGCAGGGTGTTGTCGCGACCGCCGGCGAGGTTGATGTCCAGCTCCAGGTTGCGGCGGCTGGCACCATCGAGAATCACCGTGTCGTCGAGACGCTCATGACGCAGGCTGCGCAGATGGGGCAGGGCGGTGCGCTGGGTTTCCTTGGCGTAGGCCAGCAGGCAACCGGCGGCGCCGATGGCCAGGGTCAGCTTCTCGCAGCCAAAGCCTTTGAGATCCTGAGTACCGAATTGCTGGCATAGGCTCTTGAAGGCACTGTCGCGATCGAAGTCCCATGGCGCGCGGCGCCTTGAGCCTTTGCGCTTCTCGGCCGGCAGACCTTGCGGCCAGTCGTCCGGAATCAGCAGTTCGGCGGGGTTCAAGCGCTCCAGTTCGGCCAGCAGGTTCTCCCAGCCGTTGATTTCCTGCACGCTGAAGCGGCCACTGGTGATATCCAGCACGGCCAGGCCGAACAGACGTTCGTCACCGAGGACGGCAGCCAACAGGTTGTCGCGATGTTCGTCGAGCAAGGCTTCGTCGCTGATGGTGCCAGGCGTGATGATGCGCACCACCTGGCGCTCCACCGGCCCCTTGCTGGTGGCTGGGTCGCCGATCTGCTCGCAGATCACTACCGATTCACCGAGTTTGACCAGTTTAGCCAGGTAACCCTCGACCGAATGGAAGGGAATGCCGCACATAGGGATCGACTGGCCGGCCGACTGACCGCGAGCGGTCAGGGTGATGTCCAGCAGCTTGGCTGCCTTCTTCGCGTCTTCGTAGAAAATCTCGTAGAAGTCACCCATGCGATAGAACATCAACTGGTCCGGGTGCTGGTTCTTCAGCTTCCAGTACTGCTGCATCATCGGGGTGTGCTGCGACAAATCAGAAATTGCTTTATTCATCAGTAACTTAGAGTTAAGCGCTAATTTTTTTGGGGCAGGATTGGGGCAAATCAGTTGGTGCTTTGCATGCCTGACCAGATGTGTTGCAGCTCGTTTGGGGACTCGTCGTCCATCCATTTGGCGTACACCTGAACCAGCATGGTGAAGTCCTTGTGACCCATCTGCTTGGCGATGAACGCGAGGTTACCACGGGCGACTAGGCACCAGCAGGCGTAGGTGTGCCGAGTTTGATACGGCCGGCGCGGGCGGATCTTCGCGCGGCGCTGGATGTTCGCCCACTTGCTGTTCCATGACGTGGGGATGAACCACGGGTTGACGTTCTTCTTGCGCGCCTGCACGACGGGGGAGAGCAGCGGGGTTACGGTTTCCTGCTGGGCCTCGTGACGGTTCAGTTGCACGTCGATGGTCTGCGGCTCGATGCCGTGGTCGATGGCCAGCAGCTCCCGGCAGGCTTCCAAGGCGGGCGGGAACAGCAGCACGGTGCGGCGCTTGCCCGTTTTAGGCAGCTTGAAGGTGCCCTGGCTGGTGATGGCGCGGTTTACGTGGATCTGCCCTTTCGCCAGGTCGATGTCCTCCCTGGCCAGCGCGCCGAGTTCGCCGGGGCGCAGGCCGGTGTATACGGCCAAGGTCACGGCCGCACGGTCCATCGGGTGCAGGCACCCTTTGTTCAGCAGCTCGGCCAGCTCGGTCTTGGTGAGCGGGTCTGGGTCGCGGTCGGTCATCTCGAAGCGGGTGCAGGCATTCGCCAGGCCCGGACGGCAGTAGCCGTTTGCTTCGCACCAGCCCAGAAAGCCGGCGAGCACGGCCAGGTAGTGGTTCACGGTGGAGGTGGTACGGGTGGTGATCAGCGTGACGCGCAGGTTCTGGATGTCCTCGGGCATCAGCACGCTGGCCAGCCGGTCCTTGCCCAACAGCTCGACGCAAATGTCGAGCGCCAGGCCGTAGCGCCGCTCGGTTTCCTCGGTGATGTCTACGGCCTTGAGCGGCTTGTATCGGGCCAGCAGCAGGTGCAGGCGCTCGTCGCGGTTGGTGCTGTAGTTGCCGGCCTGGCGAGACTCGGGGAAGTGCTGGGCGTAGTCGAAGGTGCCGGTCTTGATCGCATGAAGCACTGCCGCCCGGAGCTGGGCGGCGTGCTTGATGTTGGCTTTGGTGACCGGTAGGCCGAGGGTTTCGCGGCAGCGGCGTTTGCGCCACATGAAGACGATGCGGATGCTGTTGCCGTGGATCTCGACCCCGGTGTGCTTCGCCAGCTCGGCTTCTAGGCCGCTTCCTGGGGTGATTGCTCGACCCACTTATCTACCTCCTCAATGTTGATGAAAATCCGCCCGTCACGCGCCTTGCGCCACATGCGGCCTTGCGACCACATGCCACTCTTAACCTTGTGCTCGATAGCGTTGACGCTGTAGCCGTACAGCTCGGCTGCTTTGGGGATCAGGACCCAGCGCGGTGTGCTCATGCTGCCTCCTGCATAGCTTCTCTCGGGAACAGCGGGTTGGCCTGCAGCAGGGCCTTGTAGGGCTTGGGCGAGACTGAGTTGCCCACCATCCTGACCTTGGCTTTGTTGCTGAACCGCCGCCCGTCGTGGCCGATGTCGATTTTGTAGGTGGGGCGGAAGCCCTGGATCAGGTACAGCTCGCGCGGCGTGAGCATGCGCATGCCGATATCAACGATCACATAGGGGTTGCCCTTGATGGTCACCGTCACCAGCGCCAGGCGGTCGCGGGTGGTGATGGTGGCGGCTGGGTTGCGCGGGTCGTAGGTGTTGTCGGACCCGTAGTAGCCCATCAGGAACGCGGCCACGCGCTCGGCGCCCGCCTGGTGCTCCGGTGACAGCTTGCATTCCATCAGCGCCAGGTTGTCCGCGCCGGCAGTGATCGCTGGGGCGCCTTCGCGCAGATCCCGGCCGGTGCACCCGTTGCGAAGGGTGATCAGGCTGGCCGTGACGACGTTCTGCTGGCTGCCGGTGGTGGTCAGGGCCGTGGCTGGCTCTGCTGGATGACGGCCCAGCGTGGCGTTGTACCCGCCGTTGTGTTGCGCCAGGTAGGCGACGCCGACCGCGCGGTGGTTCTCGGTGAGGATCGCGCCGGCCGGCTGCTCGCAACTGGTCGGCTTGCCGGCGTAGCTTGGGCCGCCAGCGCCGACCAGCACCGGAGCGACTACGGCGAAGTGCCCGCCTTTGACTTCGCTGCAAATGGTGCGCCCGGGCTCGGCCGCGCTCATGTTTCGCTGGTTGCTGGCGTTGGCGTGCTCGGTGATGAATGGGGCGAGCAGCGGTTGTGCGACGGCGAAGCCGTGGCTGCCCGTGATCGTCGCGGCTGGGTCGTTCACGGCCTGGCCTCTGAACTCGGCACCGCCATGGTTGACGCTGACGATGAACGGATCGGCGTGATCCAGCACGTACCGGCGCACGCCCTTGCGCAGGCGTTCCATGGTCTTGCCGACCAGCGGGCGGCGCACGCCTGCAGCCTTGCCGGCCTCGGCATCGAGGAAGATCGACGGGCACGGCAGGCTCCAGTCGATGTAGGTGGCCACCGGCACCCATGGCAGTTGGCCTGGCCCTGGCACCTTGGCGTGGGTTGCCTCGGGCCAGTTGAGCTGTACGCCGTCGCGGCGGGCGATGAAGAACAGGCGCTCGCGTGTGGTGGCGGCGCCGAAGTCGGCGGCGACCATCTTGTCGAAGTGGAATTGATAGCCCTTGTCACGCAGCAGGTGCAGGAAGCGCGCCCAGGTCTTGCCGCGCCGCTTCACGTCGGGCACCAGATACTGCCGCTGTACGGGCACGCGCTCGCCTGGCTCGGCTACGCGGTTCACCGGCTTGCCGGTGACAGGGTGCGGCACCATGTCCAGCGTGACCACGCGGCCGGTGTCCGGGCAGCGCTTGGCCACCAGCGGCCCCCACTGGAGGATCTGCATCACGTTCTCCATGGTGAGCATCAGCGGCAGCGTCTGGCCTACCCACTTGATGACCATCCACGACAGCGACCGGCTTTCCTTGCTGCGCGGCTGGCCGCCGCGTGCCTGGCTGTGGTGTGTGCATTCCGGGCTGGCGTGCAGGCGGCCGACCGGTCGGCCCTGGGTTGCAACGCGAGGCTCGACTAGGCGGATGTCCTCGCGGTAGTGGGTCGTCTGCGGGTGGTTGACGATGTGCATGCTGATCGCGTCGTCATCATGGTTGATGGCGATGTCTACGCATTCCCCGGTGGCTTCTTCCATGGCGTCAGAGGCGCCACCGCCCCCGGCGAACAGATCGATATTCAGGTACTCGCGCAGGTCCAGCGGCAACTGCGCCTGGTAGACGGCCTGGGCGAGGTCGTGACGGCGAAAGGCTGTCATTGGGCATCCTCCCGGCTGACCGGCAGCGTGTGCCCGTGGCAGGCGGGGGAGGCGCTGTGCCAGGCAATATCAGTCGGATCATGGCGAACGGTTGGCCATTCCGCGTCCTCTGGATGGGTCGCATACCCCTCGACAAGCTGCGCGTGCTGGCGGTTTTGAGAGCGGAGCGATGGGCTCAACTCGCGGGCGCGGCGCACGCCTGTCGTGGGGTGTGCAGCTGCTGCGCAGCTGGCGGGCAGGGGAAGGGATGATGTCGCGCCTTCGGCGCGGCGGTTTATAACGCCCCCGCGCGAGTCCTGCAGGCGGCCGGCCGGCGCCGTGCACAGCAGGTTCAGCGGGTGACGGCCGCCGCCGTGCTGTCGCACGGCAGTGGCTAAGGTGGTGGCGGGGGCTTGGGTCATTGGTCGCCCCCTTTCAGCGCATGATTCATGAGCCCTACGGGCGAGCCGGTAGAGGTGCCGTGGATCAGCTCGTGCTCGGCCAGGTTGGCGTCGTAGAGGTGGCGGTTTTTTGTGGTGCGCTCTGTCCAGAGCGCAATGCCCTTCTGTTCGGCCTGGTCGTATGTGGCGGCGCAGAAGATGGTGTCTTCGTGCTTCGGCCCTTGGGCGCCGCACTCGTGGCAGAACACATAGGCGTCAACATCGAGGCCGCCGCATCCGTAGTGGCCCCGCTCGGCGGCGCCGTAAGGGTGGAAGGCTTTGGCGACGATCACGGAAGGCGGGCCTTCGCAGAACGGGCACGGCGGCAAGTTGGAGGGAGTCTTGCTCATGCTGCAGCCCTCGCGCGGTGGGTGGTGGCCAGCAGTTCCATCAGGCGGTTGAAGTAGGCCTGGCAGGCCTCGGCCTGGCTCATTGGCTTGATGCGGAACTGCGCGGGGTTGGTGCCGGTGAGGCATGGCCAGGCGTCGGGGTGGTCGGCCATCAGGTCGCGCTTTTCGGTGGCCAGCGCGATCAGGTCGGCGTCATGGATGCAGGGCGGCAGTACCGGGTCAATGTCGAAGCGGTGGCAGATGGCGTGCCATACGCGCATTTCGATCTGGCGGTACTCGGGCAGCGCCTGCTTCAGCGGGCTGACCAGATCGCCCACATAGGCCTCGGTGGCGTCGTGCAGCAGTGCTTCCAGCTGGTACTGCGCCGGCACCAGCTCGGCGACGACGAGGCAGTGCTGAGCGACGCTGTAGAAGGCCTTGACGTGACCGTTGAAGCGGCACTGCATGCTGAGCGACCAGGCGATATCGGCCGGGTCGATCATGTGGGTGGCGGGTTCGAGCAGGTCGAAGCGCTTGGCGCTGCGGGTGATGATCCAGCTCATGCTGCATCCTCCATGTCCCGTGCGGCTTCTTGGGTTTCTTCGTACTCGTTTTCCAGCTTCTCCAGCTCTGTCTGGTAGTGGCGAATGACCTCCCGCATGCTGGCGTTGCGGTGTGGTTGGAACATCACCGGTAGCTCGATGCACCATTCACCGTCGCCCACTTTCAAGTTGGCAATGGTGGCCAGGAAGTCGATCAGCTCGCTGTCAGGGTGGGGCTGGGTGTTTGCCTGGGCTTTCTTGATGCGGTCGGCAATGTCCAGCACCTGGGCCATCAGGTGATTGCTGGCCCGAGCGTGCTCGTTGGAGCCGAGGCCGGCGAAGGTGCTGCCGGCTAGCATGAGCTTGTCGGCGGCGGCTAGTAGCACGGCCTGGTCCTGTTCAGTAAGCGGTGCTGCAGCGGCAAGGCGCTGGAGGAGGTCGCGCTCGATGTGCTGCATCGCCTGGCGAAGGCTGGCTGTGTCGCGGGTGCGGATGTCGAGCAGGTCGCGGGCTTCGCCCAGGTCGGCGCGGATGTGGCCGACGATCTTGGTCCAGTAGTCCTTGGCGGTCGCCCGGCCCAGCTCGTAGCCGGCTGCGTTGCCGGTGCGCAGGCCGATGCAGTAGAAGATGAAGCCGGCGATGGCGGCGCAGCTGAGTGCGGCGAAGATGCTGTAGATCTGCGCGGTGGTGAAGGTGGTGAGTTCCATGGTGGTGCTCCTCGTGTTGGCCGGTCGCTGGTGGTGGCAGCGGATGCGGCTGTCAGGTGGTTTTCTGGTGAGTCGTTAGGTTTGCTGGGTTAAGCCTGGGCTTCGGTTATGGCCTCCTCGGCCCATTCGATTTGCTCAATTGCGTGCTCCATCTGCTCGACTGCCTGCTCCATGGCCTCGCCGCGCGGTCCCTCCGCGATGCTCTCTGGCAGGTTGTCCAGGGCTTCCTGCTCCTCGTCCCGGATCTGCTCAACCATCTCGCGCAGTTCCGCCAGCGTTTCCTTGATCTTCTCCAGCTGGTTGCGGCGTGCCTTGTTCATGGCTCAGTCCTCCTGCTCTGTCGGGTTGATCTTTTCGGCCAGCTCGGCGTCTGCCGCGTCGGCCTGGGTGTCGATCAGGACCGCCAGGTGGCGGATGTCGACGAACTTGGTGCCCTTGGCGCTGGGGTCGAGCTTGGTGACGGGCAGCAGTACGCGCAGCTCACGCAGGGCGCGGGTGAAGTTGTCGTCGTTGAGCTTGTCGAAGTACTGCTCGCGCAGCCGGTCGACGGGCACCAGCACGTCGCCAAAGGTGCGGAACAGCAGCTCGACGGTCTGCGCGCGGGGCGCTGGCGGCAGGCGAAGCTCGCGCTGGTTGGCCTGGCTCATGCTGCGTTCGCCTTGTCGTCTGCCAGTTGGCTAGCCAGGCGCTTGAGGCTGACCTTGCCGGCGATCCGGGGCGGCGCCGGCTTGGTTTGGGGCTGGCTGGCCTTGCGGATCTCGGCATTGATGCCGGCGAGGGTGGCGCGGGCGGTGGAGCCGAACGCGACGAAGCGCGGCAGGGGCGCGGTGCTGTCGATAGGTTCGATGACGGCGCCCAGCTCGATGCCATCCAGCCCGGCGCCAAGGCGCAGCATTGCGCGGGCGTGGTATTGGCTGCCGAGGTCGGCGGCCAGGTGCTCCAGCGCTGCGGCCAGCTGCAGGTGCTCGCGCTGCAGGGTGCTGCCTTCGGTGGTGAGGGAGACGCCGGCAGCGGTGGCGGCCAGGGTGAGGTTGGCCAGGATCTTGTCTTGGGTGAAGCGCTCGGGGCCGAGCTTCAGCAGCTCGATCAGCAGGGCTTCGATCAGTTTGGTGTCCATCAGTCTTTCCTCTGTGGATGGTTCCAGGCGATTTCGACTTGGGTGCGCACGAGGTCGCGAAGGTGCTCCGGCACCTGCTCCAGTGCCGCGCGGCGTTCGTCTTTGCTCTTGAGCGCGACGATTTGCGCGGCGTACTGGCGGGGCCGGAGCGGAGCGTCAGGCGACATCGCGCGGGTCCTGCTGCGGCTCAGGCATCGGGCGCTCGATCCCGAGCTTGTCGGCGAGCCAGGGCAGGCCGGCATTGGTGACGCGGGTGGTGCGGGTGAACCGCCAGCCCTTGGTGTCGCTGTAGAACTTGTTCTCGCGGGTGACGAGGTAGAGCTTGGTCAGCTCCGGGTTGGCCGGCAGGTTGAGCTGGTCCAGCAAGCCCTTCTCGCGCATGCGCTTCATCAGCTCGCGATGCTTGAGACCGAGGCGCTCGGCGGTGTCTTTGAGGGAATGGGACATGGCGGCTTCCTCACGCTGCGGCCGCGCGCTGGGGCGTGGCGATGATGTGCAGGTGCTCGATGCTGCTGATCAGACGCTTGAGGCATTCGCGCTGATCGCCGCGCACGGTGAAGCACTTGGTGCGCGGGCGTGCGGCGCCGATGCTGGCGATGATGGTCACGCCCTCGGCCGGGCGGGTGCGGTGCACGGCGACGTGAATCGGGTGCTCGTGGCCGGTTTCGAGGCTGGCAAAGCCGCCGTGGCGCACCATGTGCTTGAGCCGGCCCAGCTGGGTTTCGTCCAGCAGTGCGGCCGGCTCGGGCAGCAGGGGCTGGCGGGTGACACGCGCCGGTGCCAGCTCGCCGCCGTCTACACGGCCGTTGGCAATGGCGTCGATGAAGTCCGCCACCTGCAGGTGCTTCTCGGGGTGTGCGGTCTGCACGTCGAGGGTGTGCACCTGGTCGCCCATCTCGATGCGCACGGCGGTGCGGAACTGGCCGCGCTCGATGCGCACCCGGGCCAGCAGCTGATGGCCGCCATAGGCCGAGCGCAGAGTGTGGGTGAAGGTGCCGGTGAGGTTGAGCTGGGCACTTAGGCGCTGCAGGGCGTCTTCGGGGAGGGTGAAGTTCATGCTGCGGCCTCCTGCTCTGTGGCCTTGGCAGGCTTCCATGTGTAGGGGGCTTGGTTTTCCAGACGCTCATTGCGCCGAAAGTCGGCGGCTTCAATGGCCAGGGTGCACAGGCGGTCATATTCCGCGCCGTTGATCACCTGCAGTACCAGAGCGGCATACACCATGCCGCATGCAGCCGAGCAGTGGTGATCAACGCCGTAGGTGCTTTGGCCTTCGCGTGCTGCCGTGATTTCGTGGCGCAGAGAACGCAAGAAGCTTTGAAGTGGGGTGCTGGTTTGTGCACGGCTCATGCTGCACGCCCCCCATCGTTTGGATCGAAGGGTGCCGGCGCGGTGCGGGGCTTGGGTTTTACGCGGGAGAACTGGCAGCCGGCCGACTGGGCGGCGCGGCGTAGTTCAAAGATGCGCTCGGTCGGGCACGACGGGAGCGCGTGAACAGATGCAGACATGGTTTACCTCGGCTCTGTGGTGGAGAGACGAGGCAAATAAAACGTATTGTTGTTGGTGTGTCAACAACGAAATGTTGTATTTGGTGAAAATAGTCAGCCGAAGATAGATTTCTGCCAGTGTTCCTCGGTCACGATAGCCAGCGGTAAGCCGCTTTCGCGCAGTTCGACGGCCTTCTTGATTTTGGTGCCGTAGCTGCTGTGCAGCCATTGGTCGTTGCCGATGCTGCCAACCACCAGGTAGTGAACTTTCTTGCTGACGCTTGGTGCGATCAGGCCGCCGCGCTCTGTAACCAGTGCTTCGCAATCCTTGCGCGGCCCATAGGCCATGACGCCGGTGAACAGGAATAGGCGGCTATCCCACAGCATGCTGGGGGCTGGCTGGTCGATGGGGAGAGTAGTGGGTGCCTGGAAGGGGTGGGCTTTGCTGAGCTCAAGGCCGGTGAACTGGCGAAGCATGTCGAGCAGCTCGGCGGCTTCTTCGGCGTCCAGCAGGTTGTCACTGAGCATGTCGGCCAGGCGGCGATAGAGGATGTTCACCACCGGGTCAGCCAGGTGGTTAAGGTTGGTCTCAATCCAGCGCTTGAGGAACTCGGCCTCCTGCTGGTTGATGGTGCCGTCTGCCGTTATACCGGCCGCCAGCCCTATCAGCGCGTCTGCGGATCTGCGGTCGATCCGGGCCTCATGAAAACAGCGACTGTTCTGGAACTCCTGATGCAGGTCGACCATGGTCTGCTTCCTCTGCGGTTTCTTCCGTGTTGGTGTCGATCAGCTTGCTGATATCGCTTGTAAAGGTGACCACCATGCTGGTTTTGCTGCAGGTGATGGTCGCTTCCTGGGTGGTATCTATCTTGAGGTCTTCGCCGCGCAGGCCTTGCCATTGCGCCAGGTACTGGAGCGCGCCGAACTTCTCCAGCTTCTTGAGTGTGCGACTAACGCCACCTTTCCAGTTGGTGACAGGCAGCTCGCCGTTGTTGGCGGCTTCGGCCAGCTCGGGCTTGGACTTGGCCAGCTCTCGGCCTGTTTCCCAGCAGCGAATCAAGCCTTTGTCTTCGCCTTCCCAAAGTTCTTCGCGGCTCAGGCCTGCGCGGATTTCGCTGGTGATGCTGCGTGTTATGACGGGCATTACAGGGCGCCTCCATGCCAGACAACGCGGCCGACGATGCACAGCTGCTCTAGGTCTGAATCTGAAACGGGTTGATCGGGGTAGGCGCGCTTGTCTTCGTTGTCGCTGCGTATGATCCAGCCGCCAGTCAGGGACTGGATTAGGCGCTTGATGATCAGTTCGCCATCTGGCTTGCGTAGCGCGTAAATGCGGCCGTCGCGGGCTTGGGTCTGGCTCTCGTCGAGCAGCACGACATCACCATCGCAGACTGTCGGCTCCATGCTGTGGCCTTGCACGTAGATCACGTGCAGGTTGCGCTCTCTGAGGTGCATGCGGGACAGCCATGCGCGCTTGAATACGAGGCCGCCTTTAACTTCTACGTGGTCATTGAGTTGGCCATTGCCTGCCGCGCCATGTGCTGTGTACTGAGGTACTAGTGCGTACTCGGTGGCATCAGGAACGTGGCCGTAGGTGGCGGGCGCTTCTGCTGCTTGCGTAGGCGTGCCCTCGATCAGCTCCATCAGTGATACGTCGAGTGCGCTGGCCAGGGTGCGCAAGTCGGCTAGGTTTGGTTCGCGCAGCCCTTTCTCGTAGTTGCTGACGCGCGCCTGCCCTCTCTCCCAGTCGCACTCGTTACCGAGTTGCGTTTGAGAGAGGCCTTTTGCCTTGCGAAGGCGTGCGATTCGTGTGCCTAGATTTTCCATATCGGGAAAATATCACGCTCCGTTTAATTCGGTGACGACTAAACGTGTTGCAAAAACAACGAATCGTTGTTAGGTTTCTTGCCGTACCAACTGGAGGTCGCAAGATGAACCGCATTTCCGAGATACGCCGAGCTGCTGGTATCTCGCAGCTCGCTCTTGTTGATCAGCTTCGCTGGTCGCAGGGGCGCGTCAGTAACTATGAGTCGGGCCGACGTGTGCCGGGCCTCGCCGAGTGTCGCGCCATTGTGCGGGCGCTCAATTCGCTGGGTGCTGACTGCTCGCTTGATGACGTTTTCCCGCCTGAGCCTGAACAGGTTCCGGTTGCTGCATAGAAAAAAGGCGCCGTGAGGCGCCTCGTTTCCCGGCCGCCGTTGTAGCGGTGGCCGCCAGAGCCCGAGGGCTCTGTGTTTGCCTGCCTCTCCACCACAGATCAGCAGGCGTATGGACCACCTGACGAGGAGGGCCATGGCGTGGACTATATCAATAGCCCTTGCCCTGGTCACTGGCAGCTTGCTCCGGCTGCTGCCATCTCCCTGGCGCGTGCCACCACCACGCGCTGCACCTGGGCCGGGATGCCTGGGGTTGTTCGTTCGCTGCCACCACCAGCGGGCGAGCTGAAAGGGCAGGGCCTGTGCGGAGCATGGGCCTTGCTCGGGGTGCGGTCGGTTCGCCGGCTGCATGCGACCACCTGACGACTATGAGGCCGTGCCTTCGGGCTGGCTTCGGGAGTTTTGCCATGCCTTACCGTTCCCGCTGGAGCAGTGTCGAGCGCGCGCAGCGTTCGATCCTGACTCTGCCTCAAGCGCTGCACCACGCGGCGCACGACTACCCGGGCGGCGCGACCGCCATTGCCGCCGTTGATGGCCAGGTCAACCCGACCACCCTCAATCACAAGCTGTCCCTGACCAACCGCACGCACACGCCGAACATCAATGACCTTGAGCTGGTGCTGGATCTGACCCGCGACCCGCGCATCGTTGACGCCATCCTGCACCCGATTGGCTGGGTGGGTGTGGATGTCAGCGACCTACGCGACACCGACACGCCGCAGGCGCTGCTGGCCAGCCTGGGCGACATGCTCAAGCGCGAGGGTGAGCTGATCAATCATCTGACCAAGGCGCTGGACGATGACCACCTGAACTGCGATGAGCTGGCCGAGTTCGAGCAGCTGGCCGAGCGCCTGGTGCAGGGTGTGTTCAAGCTGGGTGCGGTGGTGCGCCGCAAGCATGAGGAGGGGCGCGCCGATGGCTGATAACGCAGATCGCGCGGCGGACGAATACGCCGTACACGAACAGGCCCGCGCCGCTTCCCGTGTGAATGCGGCGCCTGTGCATCGGCTGGGGTGTGAAGAGTGCGATGCGCCGATCCCGCTGGAGCGCCGCCAGGCGCTGGTAGGGCATGACTGCCTGCTGTGCATTGACTGCCAGCAGCTGGTGGAGCGGAAAGGGGGTGGACGATGAAAGTGGCCAACCCTGTTGTGCGTTTGCACCTAGTCCGTGAGCGCGCCCATGGCGGCCTGCGCATACGCCAATGGGACACCTTGGCCGATATCCGGCCGGGTGTTCACGAGCTATACGCCGGTCCGGCCGAGCTGGAGGGCGTAGCCGAAGTACTGGCCGAGGGGCATGGTTTCTTGCGCAGCTGCACCGGGTGTCACGAGACTGAGGACGGCCACCCAGTTGGCCGTTATGCCTACAGCAGCGTGCTGCAGTGCTCGCTGGGCAGCGGCTGCAGCGAGTGCGGCGGCTTGGGGGCGACTTGGGACAACACCGACTATGACGAGGTCGTGCGTCTGATGCTCGATGATGATGCGGCCGAGGAGGGTGGCGCGGATGACTGACCGTCACGAGTTGCTCGACGATGTGCTGGCCCAGCTGCGGGCCGCTGACCTTCGCCCGAAAACGCCGCTGGTGATCGGCAAGCGCACCCGCTGTGAGGTGGAGGGCGACAAGGCGCCGGAGAAGACGGGCTGGTATGTGATCTATGAGCATATGGGCTCGAAGGGCGAGACCTTCTACTGCGGCTCGTTCGGCGATTGGCGCTCGGGCGAGAAGGGCAGCTGGCACAAGATCAAGCCGAAGGGCGGCAAGATCTCGGCCGAGGATCGCGCAGTCATGAAGGCCCGCGCAGAGGAGGGCCAGCGCAGGGCGGCCGAAGCCGAGCAGAAGAAGCACCGCACCGCCGCGCGGCGTGCCGCTGGCATCTGGAAGTATCTGGAGGAAAAGGGGCACTGCGCCTATCTGGATGCCAAGCGCGTGGGCGGCTTCGGGCTGCGTTACAAGCGGAAGTCGGGCACTGCCCTGGTGCCGATGCGCAGCGTGAAGACGTGGGATATCGTCGGCCTGCAGGTGCTGTTCCCGGCTGTTGTGCCGAAGCTGGGCCGGAACAAGACCTATTGGCCGTATGGCCTGGAGAAGGAAGGGGCGGTGCATCTGCTCGGCCCGGAGCCGGAGCCAGGTGACACCATTCTGGTGTGCGAGGGGTACGCGACGGGCGCAAGCCTGTACATGGCGACCTCGCTGACGGTGGCGGTGTGTTTCGATGCGGGCAACCTGTTGCCGGTGGCGCAGGGGCTGCGGGTGCGCTATCCGGGCCGGCCACTGGTGTTCTGCGCTGATGATGACTGGAAGACTGAGATTCAGGGCAAGCCGTTCAATACCGGCAAGGTGAAAGCTGAGAACGCGGCGTTGATCACGGGCGGGCGTGTTGTGCTGCCGGTGTTCGATAGCGAGCGCGAGGACAAGTGGACCGATTTCAACGATCTGCACTGCGCCGAGGGGCTTGAGGCGGTGAAGCGCCAGGTGGAGGCGGTTGTGCGGCCTGCCACTGACGCTCCCTGGCGGGAGAAGCTGCAGTATGCGGAGAAGGGCGGGATGATCGCTCACCCGTACAACGTGGCGTTGATCCTGGGGAACGATGACCGCTGGGGGAAGGTGATTGCGTTCGATTCGTTCAGCTCGAAGATCCGCAAGCTGCGGACGCCGCCGTACGGTGGCAGCGCTGGGGATTGGAGCGACCTCGATGACATCAAGGTGATGAACTGGCTGGCCGAGACGTATGGCTTGCGGGTGAAGACTGCGCATGTGGTGGAGGCGGTGAACGCGGTGGCGCATGACAATGCGTTTCATCCGGTGCGTGAGTATCTGGATGGCCTGACCTGGGATGGTACGCCGCGCCTGGAGACGTGGCTGCAGCGGCACCTGGGTGTGGCGGATGGTGAGTATGCGCGGAAGGTGAGCAAGCGCTGGCCGTTGTCTGCGGTGGCTCGGGTGTTTCAGCCTGGCTGTAAGGCGGACTCGGTGCTGATCCTCGAAGGGGCTCAGGGCGCGGGTAAGTCGACCTCGATGTCGATCCTGGGCGGGCTGTGGTTCATGGATACGCCGTTCAACCTGGGTGACAAGGATGGCTATCAGGCGATCCGGGGTAAGTGGATCGTGGAGCTGGGCGAGCTGGATGCGTTCAACAAGGCTGAGTCGACGCGGGCCAAGCAGTTCTTCTCGGCCTCGGTGGATACGTACCGGGAGAGCTACGGACGCCGGGTGCTGGATGTGCCGCGCCAGTGCGTGTTCGTGGGTACGACCAACCAAGACGAGTACCTGAAGGATGACACCGGGAACCGGCGCTATTGGCCGGTGATGTGCACGAAGGTGTCATTGGACGGCCTGCGGGCCGAGCGCGATCAACTCTGGGCCGAGGCGGTAGCGTGTTATCGCGCTGGGCACCTTTGGTGGGTGGAGCGGGACGAGGCCGAGGTGTTCGCGGCCGAGCAGGACAAGCGCTATCAGGCGGACATGTGGGAGGAGCCCATCATCGCGTACCTGAACCAGCCGACTGCCGGCGAGAGCGTGACGGGGGCGCAGATCCTTGAGAAGGCGTTGAACATCGACCCGAGCCACTGGGGCAAGCCTGAGCAGATGCGGGTCGGCAAGATCATGCATCGTCTCAAGTGGCCACGGCGGCGGCAGAGCAAGCCGGACAGGCCGACAGGTTCGCGCGGGTACGTGTACGTGCGACCGCCCGAGTGGAAGAAAGGCGCGAAGCCCGAGCAGAGGGAGGCCGCATTTTGATCCCGGAAATGGATGACATGCTCAAGCTGTGGGCGCTCGATATGCATGGTGGGCCGGGCTGCGGCGGTGGCTCGGGTGGCAGTATGATCGCCGAGCTGATGGCGACCAAGGGCGAGCTGATTCGCGCCAAGGGCGGTGGCTCGCGGATGCTGTTGCCGTACAGTGCGGATATCGAGCTGATCGTGAACAAGCACTTGGACGCGCAGCTTGCGGTGGTGGTGCGCGAGCACTATCTGGTGCGTGATCCGCATCGGATGGACAGCCAGAAGTATGCGGCTTGCCGGTGTGGCCGGACGCAGTTTTATGAGCGCTTGCATGCCGCGCACGTGGCGATTGCAGGTATGCTGCTGGAGCGGGCGGCGTGATCTGTCGCACCGCCCCGGTTTGTCCCGCCCGCGTTTTTGCTGGCGGGACTTCTAAAGCCCGCGACCGTGCTGGGCTTGTCTCTCCGTCCCACCTTCTACACACACCCGCACACGACGAGCGCAGGCAGATGCACGCGCGCGTTACGCGCAGCGTTTATTAATCTCTCTCTATACACGAGAAAGGGAAAAATAAGTGGGACGGTGGGCAACGCCCTGTTGTTGCTGGGGGTTTTGCGTCCTGCCTGTTGGTGTGGTGGTGAGTCCGGTAGGTCGTTGGCCTGCGGCGCTGTAGCCAGCGACGGTATATGTCCGTTTTTTTCCGGTGCGTTGCCGCTGATTGCAGGTGTGGCAGCGCGTCCCGCTTGCTGCCACCGGATTGGAGGGGTATAAATCCGTCATCTTCGAAGAAGTGCGCTTAGGCGGCTTCTCAGCAAACCCGGCCACCGCGCCGGGTTTTTTGTTTGTGGCGCTCCGGTGGTCGTGGCGCCTTGCCCAGGGACGGGCTACCCATTCGAGCCTCGGCAGTTGCCGGGGCTTTTTTGTTTCTGGCCCTTGGCCGCCTGGGAGGGTTTATGAGCGAGCCACTGACCGGGCTGGCGGTTTGCGCGGCGGGCGTCGGCATCTGCATCTCCGGCTTCATGGCCGGAGTGGATGGGAACGCGGCGACCGGCGCGCTGTGCGGTGCGCTGGTGTTCGTGATCGCTCGTCCTGACTTGAAGGTCCTTCCTCGGGTGCTGTTGTTTCTGGTCAGCCTGGTGATGGGCTACCAGTTCAGCCCGGCTCTCGGTGGGCTTGAGCTGTGGGGCATCCGCCCATTCACCTATTCCGGGCCTGCTGCGTTCGCCGCCGCTGCGCTGGTCGTTGGCCTGACGATGGCCGCGATCAGGAAGCGCGTGGCGCCGTCGGCCCCTGGGGGAATCGATGGCTAGTGTGATCCTGACCCACGCGCTGCTGATGCTGTGCGGCGCCATCTTCATCCGGCTGTTCACGTTCCGGCGGGGCGCGTTGCGCTTCAGCCGGCTCAAGTCGTGCGGCGCCTGGCTGGTGATGGGCTGCGCTGGGGTGGCGGTGATCCACATCCTGCGTGGCGATCTGGTGTTGCAGCCAGCAGCCTGGCCGCTGGTGGTGCTGGTAGCGGTGTTCGCCTGGGCCATCTGGCGAGCGGGCGGCAACCTCGCCGGGGTGCTGCGCCCCGAGGAGCCAGCGTGGTCAGGTGGTGAGCGGCGGCGGGGTGGGCGGTGAGCCGCGGCCCGCTGTCGGTGACGTTCACCGGGCAGCGTGAGCGCCTGCAGACGCTCGACCATCTGGAGCGGGAGCAGCTGCCATTCGCTGCGGCGCTGGCTCTGACCCGCACCGCGCAAGAGGTGCAGAAGGGGCTGGTCGTTGAGATGACCAACGTCTTCGACCGGCCGACGCGTGCGACGCTCAACTCGCTGTTCATCCAGCCGGCGACCAAGGATCGAATGGAAGCGCGGGTGTGGATCAAGGATGGTCGCAGCTCGACAGCCAGTGGCAACCTGGTCGGTCGCGAGGGAAGCTGGGGCAAGGGGCGAGCCGCTTCGACGTGGCTCACACCTCAAGTGTTCGGCGGTGCGCGCAGCGAGAAGGGCTTCGAGAAGATGCTCGAGCGGGTCGGGGCACTGGATGGCGGCCGGTTCGTCGTGCCTGGCAAGGATCAGCCGTTGGACCAGTACGGCAACATCGGCCGTGGTCGCCTCAACAAGATCCTGTCGGGTGCTCGCCTCTTCGCTGAGGAGGGCTACAACGCCAACGCCACCGACAGCAAGCGATCAACTGCCAAGGGCAACACGCGCTACTTCCTGATCAAGAAAGGCCGCAGGCCCATCGGCATCGCCGAACGGTTAGGGCGTGGCAAGGGTAGCCGCAACAACATCCGCATGGCGCTGGTGTTCGTGAGGCAGCCGACCTACAGCCCGCGCTTCGACTTCTTCGGCGTCGCCCAGCGCATCGCCGAGGATCAGCTGCCCATCCAGTTCGAGCTCGCCCTGGCCCAGGCCGTAGCGACTCGCAGGCGCTGAGGCACCGAGCGCCGGTTTTTATAGATTTACAAGAATCTTATTTTTTTAAGCCCAAAAGCTGGGGGCCCCTGTGGCCGGCACCTCACCACGGGTAATTCGAACCCCGTTCTCGCGCTAGTGGGTGGGGTTGGAAGTTAGTTAACAGGGGTTAATTTGGTTAATCCCCAGGGTAATTCTGGTTAACAGGTGAATTCATGACGGTCATGAAGAAGTCAGAGTTCGCGGACAGCCAGGGTTGGTCTCGACCTTATGTGTCGAAGCTGGCATCCCAGGGGCGGCTCGTTCTGACCGAAGACGGAAAGCAGGTGCTCGTCGAGGAAACGCTTGCTCTGTTGAGTGAGACCGCCGACCCCAGCAAGGCCGCAGTCGCCGAGCGTCACCAGCAAGGCCGCGTCGAGAGGGGCGTGCACGCCCACCTGACCCCGGCCGCCGAGTCCCTGCCATCCGCAGGAGCCCCCGACTATCAGAAGGCCAGGGCGCACCGGGAGTACTACCTGGCCAAGTTGGCCGAGGATGAGTTCCTCAAGGGGCGCGGCGAGCTGGTCGAGCGCAAGGCTGTCGACACCGCCGCATTCAACACCGCGCGCACATTGCGCGACCTGATCCTCGGTCTGCCGCCAAAGATCGCTGGTGAGCTGATCGCCATCACCGACACCTGGGAAATGGAACGCAAGCTCACCGAGCTGCTGCGAGGCGTCCTCGAGGATGCCGCCAGCCTGGTGCAGCTGAACACCGAGATTGAACAGGGGGCGAAGGAGCAGAACTAGCCATGCAACACGCGTATGCCGACGGTGCCGCCACGTACCGTGCGGCATACCACCGCGGCCTTGAGCTCGATCCCGAACTGTGGATCGACCAGTGGGCCGACGAGTTTCAGCGTATCCCGAAGGACACCGGCGCCGCCGAACCAGGCAAGTACCACACCGACCGCACGCCTTTCGCGCGCGAGCCGATGCGCTGCCTGTCACCGCTGCACCCCTGCAAGCGCGTGGTGACCATGGTCGCCTCGCAGATGATGAAGACGCAGATCGCGCTCAACTGGATCGGCGGCAACATTCACATGGCGCCGGCCAACATCCTGGCGCTGCTGCCGAGCGAGAAGCTGGCCCGCCGGGTCTCCAGCCGGATCGATAAAACGATCAAGGCGGTACCGGAACTCAGCAAGCGCGTGGCCAAGCCCCGCTCACGCGATGCCCGCAACACTCTCGACACCAAGGAGTTCGAAGGCGGCACGCTGTACTGCACCACCGCCGGCTCGGCCGCCAACCTGGCAGAGCTGGCTGCGCGCTACATCTACGGCGACGAGATCGACCGTTGGGATGTCGACGTAGACAGCGAAGGCGACCCCATTGAGCTGGCCGAGGCGCGAGGCACCACGTTCGGCCGTAAGGCCAAGTACTACTTCTCCAGCTCGCCGACGATCAAAGGCGCCTCGCGCATTGACGATCTGTACGAACAGAGCGACAAGCGCCGCTACTTCGTGCCGTGCCCGCACTGTGGGCAGCACCAGGTGCTGGAGTGGGCCAACCTCAAGTGGACCGACGACTACAAGCGCGTCGACTATCTCTGCAGCAACGCCGAGTGCGGCGCACTGATCGAGGAACACCACAAGACGGCCATGCTGCTGGCTGGCGAGTGGCGCGCCACCGCGAAGGGTGATGGCGAGACCGTGGGCTTCCACCTCAACGCGCTCTATTCGCCGTTGGGCTGGCTGTCCTGGGCGAGCTTGGCCAAGCAGTACGACAAGGCCAAGGTCGCTGCCGACCGTGGCGACAACGAACCCATGCAGGTGTTCTACAACACCCGCCTGGCGTTGGTGTGGGACGCCGCACAGGAGATGACCAAGGCCAGCGAGCTGAAGGCCCGCGCCGAGGATTACCGCCTGGGCACGGTACCGCCTGGAGCGCTGATCCTCACCGCCGCCGTCGACGTCCAGCACAACCGCCTGGAAATGCTGGTGATCGGTTGGGGCGAGGGGCTGGAACGCTGGGTGGTCGACTACGTTGTCGTGCCGGGTGACCCAGCATTGCAGCGCACGTGGCTGGATCTGGACGAGCAACTGAAGCGCCGCTACCGGCACACCTCTGGTGTGGAACTGGCCATCTGCGCAGCAGCGGTTGACTCCGGTGGCCACCACACCGATGAGGTCTACCAGTTCACCCGGCTGCGGCGCTGGCGGAAAGTGTTCGCGGTGAAGGGGGCAAGCAAGCCAGGCCGGCCCGTGCTGGCTCAGCGGCCCTCGAAAGTCGATGTGACGTACAACGGCCAAACCGAGAAGCAGGGCGCCGAACTCTGGATCATCGGTACCGACACGGCGAAAGACTGGATCTACAACCGTTACCCGTTCGCTGATGGCCCTGGCGCACTGCACTTCTCGACAGACCTGCCCGACGAGTTCTACGACCAAGCCGTGGCAGAGCGAAAAATCACCGTCTACGTGAAGGGCTACAAGCGCACCGTCTGGGTCAAGGGCAAGGCCGAGCGAAACGAAGTGCTCGACCTACTGGTTTACAACCAGGCCGCCGCCCAGTTCCTGGGGCTGCACCGCTACCACCAGGGCGAATGGAGCAAGCTGCGCGCTGCGGTTAGTCAGGGAAGCCTTTTCGCGCACCCTGCTGCGAGCAGCAACGTGACCGCCCTGCAGGAAGATGCCGAGAAGGCAGCCAGCCCGCCACCGCCGAAGCCAACACCACAACCACCAACGCGCCGGGTCTCCCGCAGCGCCTACCTGAAACGATGACAAGAGGGCGCCCCATGGCAAGCGCACAACAGCGCCTGGATGAAGTCCGGGCGTCGATCAAGGAACTGCTTGAGAAGGGGCAGAGTGTCAGCAAAGGCGACCGCCGACTTGATCGCGCATCGCTCGCTTCGCTACGGATGCTCGAGGACCAGTACGCAGCTGAGGCCGCACGCGAGTCCCGCGCCGGCCAGCCACGGCAAATCCGGCTGTACAGCCGTGGCAAGGGGGCGTGATGGGCTATCGAGTTCGAGCCAAGCCAGTGCGGCTTCAGGTGGTCAACAGCTACGAAGGCGCCGGCCATGGTCGCCGCGCGCAGAGTTGGGACGCCCCTGATGCCGCGCTGAACACCATCGCCATTCCCGCCCTGCCGGCGCTGCGCAAGCGCTCCAAGGCGGCGGTGCGCAATAACCCCTGGGCTGCCAGCGGCATCGGCAAACGCGTGAGCAGCCTGATCGGCACCGGCATCACGCCGCGTGCACAGATCAAGGATGACGCGCTACGTAGTGCCATCAACCAGCTCTGGAGCGACTGGACGGACGAGTCCGACGCCGACAACCTCACCGACTTTTACGGCCAGCAGGCACTGATCGCCCGCATGGTCGAAGAGTCCGGCGAGTGCTTCGTGCGGTTGCGCTACCGTCGAGCCGAGGACGGATTGGCGGTGCCGCTGCAACTGCAGATCCTGCCACCCGAGTTCGTGCCGCTGGATCGCAACTTCGTCACCCGGCGCGGCAACGTGGTACGGGCCGGCATCGAGTTCGACCAGGTGGGCCGCCGCGTGGCGTACTGGATGTGGAAGAACCACCCCGGCGACGCCCGCGCGCTGGGCACCAGCTACAACACGCTGAACCGCATCCCGGCCAGCGAGGTGCTGCACATCTTCGAGCCGCTCGAAGGCGGGCAGCTACGCGGCATTCCGCGATTGGCGCCTGTGCTGCTACGGCTCAAGTCTTTGGACAACTACGACGACGCGGTGCTGTTCCGGCAGGAGTTGGCGAACCTCTTCGCCGGCTTCATCACCAAGCCTCGGCCTGAAGGGGTCACACCGGAAATTGACCCCCTCACAGGGAAGCCCGTCGTTAAGGACTCCGACGGCACGCCGATGGTGGCCATGGAGCCGGGCACCATGCAGGAGCTGCTCGAAGGCGAGGAGGTTGTGTTCTCCGAACCCCCAGGTGCCGGCGATACCTACGTGCCTTTCATGAAGCAGCAACTGATGGCGGCAGCGGCGGGTATCGAACTGCCCTACGAGCTGTTGACCGGCGACATGGCGGACATCAGCGACCGCGTACTGCGCGTGCTGCTCAACGAGTTCCGCCGCCGCATCGAGCAACTGCAGTTCAGCGTTTACGTGTTCCAGCTCTGCCAGCCCGTTCGTGCCGCCTGGCTTGATGCTGCGTGGCTCTCTGGTGCTATCCAACTGCCGGACTACCAGGCCAAACGTCGCGACTACCTGCGCACACGCTGGGTCCCGCACGGCTGGGCCTACATCCACCCGGTGCAGGACGTGCAGGGCAAGCTGCTGGAGATCAAGGGCGGGCTGGCCAGCCGCAGCGAGCATGCGTTGGGCAAGGGCTACGACGCCGAGGTCATCGACCAGGAAAACGCCGCCGACAACGCCCGGGCCAAGCAGCTCGGGCTCGACTACACCACCGACACGGCCCTCACGGCTGGTGACAAAGAGGAAACCTCATGAAGAAGATGACCAACCGCCTGGCGCTGGCGGTCATGCTGGGCGGCCTGGGCATCGACGCCTTCGCCCAGCCGCGCATGCTCAACCTTGAGGGCGCCCCCGACCTCAACGCCGAACACTGGTACAGCATCCAGGCCGCCGGCGAAGAGGGCGGTAAGCCGATCGAGGTCTACATTTACGGCGAGATCGGCTTCTGGGGCGTCACCTCGGGCGACTTCATCCGCGACCTGAAAGAGATCGACGATGGCGTGTCGGAAGTGCTAGTGCACTTCGATACCGTCGGTGGCGACCTCTTCGACGGCATCGCCATCCACAACACGCTGCGCGCCTTGGGCGAGCGCTGCACCGGGCAGATCGACGGTGCGTGTTTCAGCGCCGGCAGCGTGGCCGTGTGCGGTGCGCACAAGGTGCGCATGGCCGATAACGCCATGTTCATGATTCACAACCCGTGGACGTACATGGCCGGCGACAGCGACGAGCTGCGCAAGATGGCTGACATGATGGACAAGGCCTTCGAAGGCATCGTCGCCAGCTACCAGCACCGCGCACTGAACATCGATGACGCAGAGCTGCGCCGCATGATCAACGACACCACCTGGCTCACCGCTAGCGAGGCCATGACCCATGGCTTCGTCGACGAGGTGTTCGGCGAGGTCGCGCCGCTGGTGAACAACGCGGCGCTGGGCAAGATCCTCAACCGCTACCGCAACGTGCCTGAGGCAGCGCTGCGTTTGGTGGGTGAAGTCGAACAACCACCGGCGCCCGAGCCTGACCCAGCACCGGAGCCCGAACCCGAGCCGGTACCGGCCACCCCGGAAGCCGCTGAACTGGCCGCCAAGCTCGCAACGGACTGCGCTGCGGCCGGCTTGAGCAACTGCGTCAGCTACCTGATCAAGGCCAGCGCCCTGGCCAGTGCTGACGCGGTGCAAACGCACTTCAACCGCGCCAAGGATGTTCGTGCCGCGTGCCTGGTGGCCAAGCTGCCGGATGAAGCCCAGGCGCTGATCGAAGCCGGCCTGACCGGTGACCAAGCAAAGGCGAAGCTGTTCGAGAAGCTGGCCAACAAAAGCGGCCAGGTGGAAATCAGCAACTTACCCCCGGTGGATGACGATGCCCCCCAGGCCGGCGCCCACCAGCCACCCACGGCGAATGAGGTCTACGCTCGCCGCCGCAACAACGCCTCGAAAGGAGGAAACAACGCATGATCAAGACCGAAGGTGTTTACACCGGTGAGTTCCTCCTCTCGGAGGCCAACGGTACTCGCAGCCGCGAGGAGGTGGTGATCGCCGCCGGCTCCGGCATCCTCAAGGCCGGCACGCTGATCGCCCTGATCACCGCCGCCAACGCACTCACCCCAGCCGCCGATGCCGGCAACACCGGCAACGGCACCATCGGTTCCGTGACCGTCACCAGCGCGGCCATCAGCGGCGCCTACCTGCTCACCATCACCGGGGCTGCTGCCAACGGCGGCAAGTTCGAGCTGGTCGACCCGACCGGCGCCCTGGTGGGTGAGGGCACCGTCGGCCAGGCCTTCACCGGTGGCGGGCTGACCTTCACCCTGGGTGACGGCACCACCGACTTCGCCGAAGGCGATGGCTTCACCCTCACTGTGCTGGCCAACCTCGGCGAATACACCGTCTACGACGATGACGGTACCGACGATGGCCGCCGCGCCGCCAGCGGCATCCTGTTCGCTTCGGTGGATGCCACGGTGAACGACGTGCGCGCCGTCGGCGTGATGCGTGATGCCGAGGTGATCGAAAGTCTGCTCACCGGCTTGGATGCCAACGGCCGCGCCGACCTGCTGGCCAAAGGCATCGTCATCCGCCCCTGATCGCCGACCGCATTAACCCCAAACACCCAAGCCCCGCACCTGCGGGGCTTCGCATTTCTAGGAGCCCAACATGGCTGAGATCACGATTTTTCAGGACGAGGCGTTCGGCGTAGACGCGCTGCTCACCGTCATCAACGACGACCACGTACTGCCGGGGCAGATTGCTGCGGCTGGCCTGTTCGAAGAGGAGGGCGTCAACAGTACCGTAGTTCAGATCGAAAAAGACGGCATGACCCTCGCGCTGGTCAAAGCCGCGCCGCGGGGCAGCACTGGTCAGGTGGTCACCGGTGACAAACGCAATCTGATCCCTTTCAACACCGTGCATCTGCCGCAGACCTTCCAGATCCTGGCTGACGAAATCCAGGGCATCCGTGCTGTCGGCAGCCTCACCGAGTTGATGCAGGTGCAAGCCTATGTGAACAAGCGCATCGAGAAGGCGCGCCGGCAGCTTGCCTTGACCCATGAATACCAGCGCATCGGTGCGATCATGGGCAAGGTGGTAGATGCTGATGGTCAGAGCGTACTGTTCGACATCTTCCAACGCTTCGACATCAAGCGGCCGGCTGCCTACAGCATGGAGCTGAACAACGCTGATACCGACGTAAGCGCCAAATGCGTCGAGGTGTTGGACGTTCAAGAAGATGCACTGGGAGCTGTGACCAGCACTGGTGCGCATGCCTACTGTGGCAAGCAATTCTGGGCGAAGCTGATCAGCCACAAGAACGTGCGTGAAGCCTATCTCGGTTGGCAGGCGGCGTCGTCACTGATGGGTGATCGTCGCTTGCCGTTCGAATTCGGTGGCATCACCTGGGAGCGCTACAAAGGCCAGTTGGGCGGCAATGCCTTCGTACCAACTGACCGCGCTTTCGTGGTGCCGACTGGCGTGCCGGAGCTGTTCATCAGCGCCTTCGCCCCAGCCGACTACATGGAAACGGTCAACACCGAGGGTATGCCGTACTACGCCAAACTGGCTCCGATGGAGTTCGACAAGGGTGTCAAAGGCGAGGCGCAATCCAACCCGCTGCACCTGTGCACCCGCCCGGCGTCCGTGCGCGAACTGAAGATCTGACCATGGCCAGCTTCGCTGACTCCCTTGATGCCATGGATGACGCCATCGAGGCATCGCTCGGTGATGGCTGCGCTTCTTACCAGGGGCCTGAGCATGGTGCCGTGCCCGTGTGCGGTATCGAGGTGATTGTTGACCACGCTCTGGCGCAAGCCGGGGCGGGGGCGATGTTCCAGGGCAATGTCGTGGGCATCACCTGGCGCAAGCGCTACCTGGCCAGCGTAGACAAAGGCGGCATCTGGCAGCACGGCCGGCGCCGCTTCATCGTCGAAGCCACCGTTGCCGATGACGGCGACTGGATCACCGCCGCCTGTATGGAGGCCAAATGACCAACATCCTCACCGAGGTGCGCAAGGCGCTGGTCGCGCGCATCGAGACCATCAGCACCGCCAACGGCTACCTCACCAACGTGGGCAGCAACGTGAAGTCGGGTTGGTTCAATGAGGTGGTGAAAGACGGCAACGTCTCCGCCGACGGCCAGGTGGTGGTGCAGAAGGCCAAGGCATTGCCGCCAGAGTCTGGTCGGGGTGCATTGAAGATGCGCCCTGGCTTCCACGTCATCGCCGCCATCAAGGCCGACCTGCATGACTACGAAGCCCCTATCGAGGACATCGAGCATGACCTGCTCAGTTGCCTCTGCCCGACCGATGGGGTGTTCCCCGAGTGGCTACCCCCTGGCGCGCCGAACCTAATCGTGGGGGCGCCTGAACCTTTCCCGCCCGGTGAAGGCTTGAACGCCGCCACTGTGCTGATCCCTGTTCACATCATTTCCGTGGTCGAGCACTTCGACCGCTAGGAGGCCTAATGGCACGCATCAAGGAAACCGCCATCATCGGCGGCCGCTTCAGCATCGGCAAGCCGGGTGGCCGTAAGCCTACCGACTTCATCGGCATCGTTCGCTCCGCACAGGAGCGCATCGAACAAACCGAACTGCGCGAACCGGACACCACCAACCCGCTGGGTGGTACCTACGACAAGTACAACAGAATCGACCGCTTCTTCCTCGACATGGAGCTAGCTGAAATCACCACTGGAAACCTGGCCCGTGCCATGGCTGCAGTGGTGCAGGAAATCCCCAGTGATGAGATCGAGGGCGAAGACGTCATCCTGGGCGTTGGCCAGACCACCGCGCTCGAACTGATGCCGCTGGTGATTCGCACCGTCACCTTCGGTGGTGAAGAGTACGAGGAAGATCTCGACTGGCGCATCACTGGAGCCGGTATCCATGTGCTGGAAGAGAGCGATCTGGCTGCTGCGTTGATCGCCGCCGCCGTTCCAACCGCTGCTGCATCCGCCGCAGCTGGCAACGCCGGCAACGGCACCGTAGGCAGCCTGAGCGCTACCACTGCTGCAGCGCTTGGTGCCTACACCGTCACCATCACCGATGCCGGTACCGGGGTGTTCAGCGTCACCGGCCCAGGTGGTGCCCTGGCTTCTGGCGAGGTGGGCGAGCCCTACAGCCAGGCCGGCTTGAGCTTCACCGTGGCGGCTGGTGTCGATGCGTTCGAGAACAACGACCGCTTCACCATCGCCGTGACGGCTGCCGCCGACCCGGTAGCCCAGGTCAGCTACCGCTGTGCTCGCTTCGATGCCATCGAGTACCTGACCAGCTCTGGCGAGGATTGGTACCTGCTGTTCGAAGGCTCCAACGCCGTGGGTGAGAAGGGCAAGTTCAACATCCACTACTGGCGCGCGAACTTCGCGCCGACCACAGGCCGCGACGTGCTCAGCGTCGAGAACTTCATGGGCCTGCCGATGGTGGTTGAAATCCTGCCCGAGCCGGAACGCGCAACCTCTGACGCCAAGAGCGCCTACGGCAAGATGCATAAGCAGCGGCCGTTGCAGTAAGGGAGGATGGCCAGGGATGGCAGGTCGTCGGAGGTGGCGGTATGCCACTATCTTATAAGATAAACGGGTGTTAGAGTCGCGACCTTGGTCAAAGGGAAAGACTATGCAACCACGTCCATTGACGAAATTTGAAGAGTTCACCAAGACCCGTCGTGCTATTGAGGATGGGATATGTAACTCTTACGTCGTAGACGAGATGACTATTGAGCGATTGAAGCGTTCAGTGTTATCCGAGTCGAGAAGGACTGATATTACGGATATATACAGGGCTGCTCTGTTTCATGAGGCTGCGTACTTATTGGTGTTTCAGGGACGATACTCTGAAGCGATGGATAAATTGCGGAGTGCGGAAAGTCTTGGGTTCGATAAGATCGCTTATGCACTCTCAAGTTCTCATCTGTCATTAATGCATGGTGAGGTATTGAAAAGTCGTGAGTTTATAGAGCGACTTGAAGGTGTTGAACTAGCATCCGATACGGAAGAGATGATGGCTGCGCATCTTATACAGACTGGAGCAGTTGGGAAGTTGGCAGAACTGGTGCAGAAGGTTGAGTTGAACTTCGACCCGCCAATCGAAGCGCTGAACATTCTCAAGCGGCTTGGTGTTGACGACTTGGAGTTGACTAGGCGTCTCGATACGGCATGCCGAGTGATTAGGGCTAATATTCGCCATCCCATTTTGGCTTATAGGCTTTTTGCTCTTGAGGGTGAAGGGATACTTTACAGTTTTGTTGTAAAGGATTCTCTTGAAAAACTTGCAGAGTTGAATGACAAGATTCTTGATGCGCTTATTGAAGAGCATGATGGGCCTCTTGATCGCGAATTATCTATTCGAGTAACCCCTTGGCACGAAGGATTAATGTTTAGCAGGGAAGAGGTTTACAGTGTCGGTATCAGCTGAAGACTTTCTAACGCAGAGTTTCAGATTGCTTGATGGCGATTGTGAAATCGACTTCAGAAGTGCAATCAGTCGTGCGTATTATTGCAATTACCACTCTGCATTAGATGCGGCGCGACGAATGGGGTTGCCAATTGCCACCTCTCGTGATTGCGGCCTGCATGAGCAACTCATACAGAGTTTCGAAGCTCAGGGTAAGCGTCTTAAAATCATTGGTCGTCAACTTCGAGACAAGAAGCGTGCCCGGGCAGTGGCCGATTACCAGTTGGATGAGTTGGTGCCCAAGGAGGAAGCTCAGCTTTACCTCAAAGAGTCCAAGCAGCTGACAGATGAGCTCAGTCGACTTGGCCAGCCGGCGCAAAGCACTGGCGAGTAAGATTCCGAAAAGTTGAGAAAGCCCCGCACATGCGGGGCTTTTTGTTGGGCGGTGCAAACGGTTGCACCGCTTCAGGGTAGGACGCTAGTAGGTACAGTATCACTGTACCGTTGACGCGCTGGCGGTTCGGGTTTACCTTGCCCGTGCCGCTGCCAATTCAGCGGCCGGGTTTGGCGACCCGAGAAGATGTAGGCGCACGGCGCCGTAAGGCGTTTTTTTGTGCCCGCGTTATGGCGGGCCGTGCGTGGGAGACCGAAAGGTCTGCCGGGTTCCTACGTCCCCGGTTCGCCAACCTGCGCACGGTTCGTCACCATCTTTTGGCGAAGATGGGACGAACTCCAACTGATCGTAGGAGTTCCATCATGCTCAAGCCTGTACCAGCTAAAGCCAAAATCCTGACCCCGAAGTCTGGCAACCGCAGTACGCGTTGCGCCGAGTTGTTCGAGGTAATGCCAAACGTAGCAGTGACCGATGCGCTAGAGCGCGCCTCTGCGCTGTTGGGGGCTGCGCACCATGATGCTGTGGATGTAGCGATGGAGGCCTCCGACCCTCGGTCTTGGGCGGTGGTGTACCTGATGGAAAGCGCCCTGGCACTGGTGAACGCCTCGGTGAACGGAATGCTGGAGGCGAAGCAATGAGCCTGCCTATCGAGTTTTCCTTTGATGGCACTGCCGTTCGGGTGGTGCTGGTAGATGGCGAGCCGTGGTGGGTGGCGGTGGATGTTTGCGGCTCGATAGGGCTCGCTGACACCAATAAGGCGCTGCTTGGTCTCGACGATGATGAAAAGCGCGAACACGAACAGTATTCGGGTTCGGGTCGCAAGCCGATCCTGATCAATGAGTCCGGTCTCTACTCACTGATCCTGCGTAGCCGGAAGGCAGAGGCTAAGCGCTTCAAGAAGTGGGTGACCGCCGAGGTGCTGCCGAGCATTCGCAAGCACGGCGCCTACATGATGCCCGCCGCCGAACCGGAGCAGGACGTGGTGCCGATGGCTTCGCACGTTGCTGCTGATGAAATCGTGAGTGCTGGCCGCGTGTTCCGCGCCCTTTACGCCACCGGCCGTAGCATGGGTATGGCGCGCCGGCTGGCCGCGACTCGGGCCAACCAAGCCGCCGAACGTGCCACTGGCATCGACCTAGCTGCCGAGCTGGGCGCAACCCAGTGGCTGGATGGGCCGGACTTGCCCGAGCCGCAGCGCCGGCAGTACGAACTGCAGCAGCGCATCCGCGCTCACCTGGTGGCCAACAATTGGCCGCAGGGGTTCAGCAGCCAGCAGGTGATCGAGGCGCTTGCCCTGGTCAATGACCGGGGCACGCAAACCGCCGTAGGCCACTGCCTGAACCTGCTGGGCTACAAGCGCACGCGCCTGGGTACGGCTGGCCGCCCCTATGCCTACGTGCTGAACACGTTGCCCGCTACGGCGTAGATATAGTCTCATTGAAAGCACCCGGTCTTGGCCGGGTTTCGGTGTTGGTGTCGATCGGCTAGAGTCCCTGCCATATCCATAGGGAGGGAAACCCGATGCGTATGCTGCCGCTACTGTTCATAGCTGCCTTTGTATCTACGTCGACTTTGGCGTCCAAAATCTATAAGTGTGTTGATGCTTCGGGGCGAACCGTATTCTCGGATAGCGAATGCGGCGTATCGGCTGAAGTTATTCAGTATCAGCACCCAGAATCGCCGCTCGATAAGATGAAGCGAGAGCTTGCAGAATCCAAGGAAAAGCGCGAGCAGGAGGCTGCTGCGCGTGAAGTCGAGCGGGAAAAGTGGGCGCAGTTCAATGCGCAGCAGAAGGCGATTCGAGCGAAGGCTTGCTCTGAGCGCGCATCACAGCGTGGCTTGGTCATAGGAATGGAGCGCGCTGCATTGTTGCGCGACGAGCTTTGGCAGTTCCCAGATGATATCTCCAAAACTACGACGGCAAACGGTGTCACTGAATACTGGGTTTTCAATGCCTGCGAGGGTTACGGAAGTGTCAGGCTTTACATCACGAACGGTAGGCTGACTTCAATACACAACTAGTTCTTTCCAAGACCCGCCACGGCGGGTTTTTTATTACCTGGAGATTCCCCATGACCGACCTCGCCGCCAGTCAGCCTGTGAAGGTTGGCTCGGGCACGGCTGCCCGCGACATTCTGGTGTATGAACTCACGCCGCTGGAGTACCGCAAGATCCTGCTCGGCACGGCCAGCCTTTCTGAAGATGCCGATGCCGAGAGCATCGCCCGTTACCAGATCGACCAAGTGCTGTTGGCGGATGTGAGCCTGAGCGACTTGGCGCTGTTCGTGCGGTTGCCAGTAACTGAGTTGGAAGCGCTGCCGACCGGCGTGCTGAAGAAGTTGCTGGCCAAGGCCAAAGAGATGAACCCGGATTTTTTCGACGCTCTGGTGAAACTGGCCACACCCCAGAGCGAGCCCTCGCCGAGCTAGAGCGCAGCCTCGCTGCCCTTGGCCGCCTCGGCCACCCCAATGCAATCCATTACCCGTGGCGCATGTTCCTGCGCTGCCTGAAGGTGTGAGCCATGGCTGACGTTGAACTTCGAATTTCGGCGGATGCCGGTGATGCCAGCAAGGAAATCAGCGGCTTCCGCAAGGAATACGTCGAGCTGGTGAAGGCGGTCGAGAAGCCGCTTCGCCAGGTGGATGCGCTGCAGAAAACGACCGAGAACGCCAGGGCTGCGACCGCGGCCTACTTCGATGCAAAGCGCCGCGTGGATGAGCTGAAGCGCGCCATCGAGCAGGCCGGCCAGCCGGTACGTGAACTCGACCGGGCCTATGCGCAGGCGCAGCGCACCCTGGCCAGCGCCACGCGTGAGTTCGATCGGCAGAAGGCCAAGGTGCGCGAGCAGCGCGCCGAGCTGAAAGCGGCCGGTGTGGACGTGCGCAACCTGGCTGCCGAGCAGCAGCGCCTACGGGGAGCTTTAGCTGGTGCAGTGGGGCAGGGCCGTGCAGATGCTGCTATTACTGGGGCGCTGGATCAGTTCGGTGTCAACCAGCTGCGAAACCTGCGCACTCAGTTGGTGGCACTGGATACCGACTATCGTCGGCTGACTGCCTCCGCCAACCTTTCGGCCCGCGAGCGTATCACTGCGGAGATCCAGTACCAGGCGCAGGTGAACAAGACCCGCGCTGCTATTCGTGAACTGGAGACAGGGTATGAGCAGGAGGGCGGTGGGATTCAGGCTTTAGCGGGCCGATTGGCTGCAGTTACAGCGGCCGCCTATGCGGTGAGCCGGGTTGCCAGTGCTTTCTTCAATATTGCTGACAGTGTCGCGACTATGGAGGATCGGCTGAGCGCTGCGGTGCAAACCCAAGACGAATACGACCGCTCGCTGGCTCGCCTTGAGGAAACATCAAAGCGAGTACGTATCCCGTTGGCCCAGACGTCCGAGCTGTTCATTGGCGCTGCTGGGCCTCTGCGAGAAATGGGCTTTTCTGCGGCGATGACGGCTGAGATGGTTGCGGCACTTGCTGCTGGCTTGGTAACCAGCAACGTCAAAGGCCAGCAGGCTGAGGCTGTTATCAATCAGCTCAGTCAAGGGTTACAAACCGGAACCATCCGCGGCGACGCGTTCAACGCGATGCTGACCAAGGCCCCGACATTGATAAAAGCGCTCACCGACGGTCTTGAGGTTTCGCGCGAAGAACTGATCCGGATGGCGGCAGCGGGTGAGTTGACCACCGAGAAGTTTGTAACTGCACTAAGCAAGCAGTCTGAAGAGTTACTGAAACTTGCAGATAATATGCGTAGTACCGTTCAGGATGCGCAGGGGACTTTTAGCGATAGCATCGATAAAGTTGTTGGATCGCTTGATAAGATTTTCAAGTTCTCGGAAAAGGCGGTTAATGAACTCGATAAAGTTTCTGGCGCTTTGGATGGCTTAGCTGAAGGGAAAGCTGGTGACTTCTTTGACGTTCTTGCAGAGAAGGCTGCAAACGTAACGACTTCACTGTTCCCTGGTGCGCGAGGGTTACTGGAGGGTTATCGCACTTGGAGTGACTCAACCCAGGAAGCTATTGAGGAGGTAGTCAGCGCCGAGGAAGAAGCGGCTAGGCGTATTGAAGAGTTGAACGAACAGAGCCTGGCCGCCAAGCGCGCCTACGCTGCTGAGTTCAACCAGATCACCGCTGACCTGACGGTGAAGTTCAAGAACGCCCTCGATGATCAGGTGGCTGCGCAGCGCAAGGCCAGCAGCGAGTTGGGCAAAGCGCGTAACGCGCAACTGGAGACGGAGAAGCGATACAAGGCAGCGCTCGAAAAGCTTCGGGTTGGTGCCACCGGCCCAGCCAGTTACAACAATGCGCAGACCTTGCAGGTTGCCGCTCGGAATGCCTTACGCAATGGCGATATCGAAGGGGCTAAGCGTAACGCTCAGGCGGCGCTGAAGATGCTGACTGACCTGGCCGAAGCTGGCGAGAACACCTACGGCTTTGCCGGAATGATCCAGGGGCTGCAAGCCATCGAGCAGGAAGCCGACAAGATCAATGTCGACAAGGCTGAGAAGAGCTTCGAGGCTGCACGCGAGAAAACCCGCGAGTGGAAAAAAGAACTCGAGGAGCTGAAGAACTTCAGCATCACCCCGAACATCTCCGATGAGGCTTTGGCCAAGGAAGCGGACAAGCTGCGCAAGTGGGCACAGCAGATCGGCCTTGATGTGTCCCTCGCGCCACGTGTGCTGCCGAGTGATGCACCATCCAGCGCGCTGAGTGCTGGTCTCGGGGCCGCGCAGCCCTCGGCAATCATCGATCCGAAAGCTCTGCCATCGCCGGCAGCCGCTGTGCCGGTACCGGCGAAGCCTCAGTGGGTGAGGGATGGCAACAGCTTCTCAGAACCTGTTGAAGTGGCTGCCAAACCCAAGTGGGTGCAGGACGGCAACAGCTTTGGCGACGCCATTCCGGTGGAAGCCAAGGTGGTAGGTATTCGTCAGGACGGCGAAAACAGCTTCACCAACCTGCCACCAGTCGATGTCGAGCTGGGTATCGATGAGGCCTCGGCAACTGCTGCAGTGCAAGCGGTTGAGGACATCGCCCAGGTGTTGCGGCAAAAGCTGCAAGTGCCGATCACCGTTGGCTCGGTCAGCAGTGGTGGCCAGGATGTTCCTGGTTTTGCTCCGGGCGGCTGGACTGGCCCTGGCAGCAAGTACCAACCGGCCGGTGTGGTGCATGCCGACGAGCACGTGCAGCCCAAGGAAGTGGTGAACGAGCCGGGTGCGCTGCCGTTCCTCGAACGCATCCGCCGGCATGGCTTTCGCAACACCCTCAGTGAGCTGCGTGCGCGGCTTGCAGCGGGGCAGCGAGGCTATGCGAATGGGGGGCTGGTAGCGCCAAGCCGGCCGGTGCCAGCAATCCCGCCGCTTGCTCCAGCCTTGCAGCAACAGCTAGATGGTGGGGGGAGTGGCGCCGATCAGGACTGGGGCACGATGGTGGTCGACCTCGGCAACGGCCCAGCGCCGATTCGCATGCCCCGCAGTACGGCCGAGGAGATCCGGCGCGCCGCGCGTAAGTTCGGCAGCACCAGGACGTAACCGATACCACTGAAACCAGCCCGCCAAGCGCAGGCTTTTTCATGCCTGGAGTAAATGAATGTCGAGGCCACGTGTGATGCTCGGCGGTGTGCCGATTCGTCCGTTTTTTCACGGTATGCCGCAGCAAACCTACGCCCCGCTTGGCGATGGCCCGATCCTTCGCCGCAGCCGCGGTGCGGGGGTGAAGATGCAGCACTGGGACCCGCGCTGGCAGATCACCGTTTCAGGTGAGGGCTGGATGGGACCGGGCCTGGCTGCCCTGGATTACGCGCAGCCGCTGGAACTGCGCTGCACCCAGCAGATGGATCTTTACACCGCCGGACTGGAAACCGTGATACCCGGCAAAGTCCGCCCGGACGTCGAGCCCTGGGCGTTGGCCTATGTCGGGCGCGATTGGGTGAAAACCCCAATCACCTGGGATGCGGCAACCAAGGCCGTGGCCATCACGCCGGTGCCCGGGGCGCTTGAGTATCAGGTGTGCTGGATGCCGGTTTTTACCGTGCTCATGGCGCGCCCGACTCGGGGTCTCGATGCCGGTACCAACGTGCACAGCTGGTCCTTCACTGCCGAGGAGGCGTAACCGATGATCAATGGCGTGCTGATCAACGGTGCCCCGATCAACGCCGGCAGCATGGGCGGCGGGTCTTCGCCCGTCGACGTTGTGCCGCGCACGAGCATCCTCTGGCGCGCCCGGGTGATGCTGGGTGGCGTGGATGTGAGTGACCTGCTGATTGGCACCATCCGCGTAGAGGAAGAACGCGGCGCCGCCGCGCTGGCTGACTGCTCGATGCTGCTCGACCCTGGCTCGGTAAACCCGCTTACCTACACCGGCAAATCGCTGAGCATTCACTACGTCGAATGGCGCGAATCGGCCTGGGTCGAATACCTGCTGTTCAGTGGTTGGGTCATCCGCCCGAGCTTCGAGCCGGTGCAGCGCATCATCGACTTCGAATGCAGCGACCGCATTCAGGATGCCGTTGAGGCGCTGAGCGTGGCCGAGGTGGATGCCCTGGCCGGCGGCTACTGGAGCCCTGACCTGTTCGAGGCACCGGAGGGGCGTAGCCGCTGGGACTATCTACAGGAACGAATGAGCAGCCGCGCCGCCAGCCTGAACCGCACTGCGGCGGGCGCCCTGGTAGTGACGCCCTGGGCGGCTACCGCGCCGGCATTCGTGTTCGGAGAGGGCGTGACCATGGACGGTAGTCTGGGCTGGAGCCCTGTCGACCTTTCAGACCGCGTGAACGTCGTCGAGCTTGAGGCGCTGCAGCGGTTCCCCCGTCTACGCGAGCGGCATCAGCCGTTCGCCTGGGAGCATCCGGCTGTTGTCGGGCTGAGCGATATCGATGGCTTCTGTTTCTGGCACACCGAGACGACCGAGCTGCCGGATATACCGATGATCGAGGAGGGCAGCGAGGGCGCTGGCTATCAGTCGATTCTCAATGCCGCGTGGCGCCGGCTGCCGCTGACCACCACCAATGGCCAGAACACCGGCAGTTTCTGCGACCCGCAGTTTGCCTGGGTGAACGACTACGGCGACCTGCTGCTGGGTGGCAGTTGGACCAGTGCGCGGCGCTGGGTGCAGCCGGTCACCGAGAACTACCGCATTCGCGTCGAGGCACCGCAGAGTGTGGCCGATGCCGGCGAAGTGATCCGCCGCGACCGCGTGGCGGTGGACAGCAGCGACAGCGAACGCGCCGACACCTGGGGCGAAGAGGCCTGGACGGCGCCGGAGCCGGACGCGACGCAGGACGCCCTGGGCGATTGGGTGGTGGATCTGCGCGAGCACGGGCGCTGGCAGCAGGCGCTGACCTGCGCGGTGGCCATCCAGCGTGTGCAGATTCTGGCCGCGCACCGTGGCAATCGCCTGAGCTGGCAGGTCCCGACCAGTGACGCCATGGGCGTGACCTTGGCCCATACCCTGCGCGTTGATGATCAACGCGTCATCTGCGAAGCGCCCGTATGGATGCTGGTGCACGAGCTGAGCATCGACGAACAAACGGCGGTGACTACTATCGTGCAGGGCGTAAGCCGGGGCGGTGGCGTGATCGATGACCCGATCACCGTGCCGCCCGCGCCGCCGAGCACGCCTGCCGGCGAGGTACCGCTGCTGATCCAGTTGCCGACGCAGTTGGGCGGGAAAGTCGACAGCCCGCCGTTCGATGAGGCGCTCGATGGGTTCTCTGGCAACTACCCGACGATTCTGGAGACGTACCCGCGTCGCTTCAAAATCACCGCGCCCGAGATCCCGGCTGATCATCAGGACGAGTATGAGGCTGAGACTACCGTGACGTACCGCGTGGCGGTGCCGAACGACAGACTGGAGTTCGTGTAATGGCCACACTCGCAGAGCAGCGCGCCGCGATTCGCGCGGGTATGGCTGCCAGCCGCCAGGCCACTGGCCCGGCCGAGCGCCGGGCTATCGGTGCGGCGATGGAGGCCAGCCGCCGCGGCACGCTGAAGAACGACCTCAACGCCCTGGAGACCAGCCCGCGCAAGAGCGGCCAGCTGCGCACCCTGGAGCGCAAGGGCGCACGCCCGGCGACCTCGGGCGTGGGCTACTGGAACCCGGATCGGCTGCCGAACAGTGGCGCGGGAATCGCCAGTCCGCTGATCGAGAAACTGACAGTAGTGGAGGGCGTGGGCGTGCCTGACCGCGACTACTGGCCGAACGGGCTGACCACCAGTGACGGGCTCTTTGTGCTGCCGGCCATGAAGACGCTGAACCTGATCGACGCCAACGGCGCCGCTGTGCAGGTCCAGCTCGCCAACCCGGAGGGCACAGTCGTATGAATGTACCGCCGTGGGGCTGGCCTTGGCATGGCCGGGTAGACACCCTGAACCGCCTGCACCTGCCCAACGGGCAGACCATGCCGTACTTCCCGCCGAGCCGCGCCAACCACACCTACCGATTGAAGGTGCCCGGCGTGCCTGCAGTAGTGCGCACGCCTGAGGAACTGGCCGCCGACCAGGCGCTGGGGCGCGAATGGCGCAATGAGGCCATCATGCAGGCGCACATGCTGTACGGGCGTGAGCTGGGCGGCTGGATCTACTGTGCACCGGACGATACTCGCTGGGTGATCCGCCTCAGCGGCAGCGCGGTGCGTTTCGGCGTGCTCGGCGGCGCGCCGGCCAGCCAGGCCCTGGCGGTGAGTTGGCCGACGGACGATATCGAGGTGGGCGACGAGCTCAACCTGGGCGGCACGCCGTACCTGGTGCAGCGCTGGCCGTTGCCGGTGGACGTAGCGCCGGATGGTAGTCGCGCGATCTTCATGCTGTACGGCAACGACCCGGCGTTTAGCGTCGGCCTGCGCCCGTTGCCGCTGGGCTTCCAGCTTGTGACTGTAGGCGGGGAGAGCGGCGCAATCAGCGTGAGCATCACCACCCTGCGCACCCTGGAGCAGACGCTGGGCACGGCAGTGTTCGAGGATCTGCGCGAGCGCGAGGAGCGCACCAACCGGCAGACCGTGCCGCAGCACCCGGGCACCAGCCGTGACCTGGCGCCGGATCGGCTCAAGAGCGCCGACCCGCCCGGCACGGTGTATGCCACTGGCGGTGCGCAGACCGGCAGCGACTACATGAAATCCGTCGGCACGATGGCCAGCGGTGTGCTTGGGCGCATTCTGGCGCTGTGGTTCGACCCGCTGGGCGAGATCATCGAGTGCACGCTGGACTACCGAATCGACCTCGACGTGAACTTTCCCGAGATGGAGCGCACGCCCTCGGTGACCGACCCGGATAACAAAGACCGCTGGGCGCGGATCAACACCCGGCTGCAGCGTGTCGAGCATGTGCTGCAGGTGGGCGGGGTGGCGGTCTACACCTTCTGGCGCACCGACCGGGCGCTGTGGGACAGCTTTTATCCGGCTATCGGCTCTATCTACCGCAACGAGTACGAGTGGGCGCTGGATGATGGGCGTGGTGATTCGACCGAGACCATCGACAGCTCGGTGCTGCTGGAAGACCCATTGGACCCACCCAACGATGCCACGCGCTTGTTTGTCGGCAATGAGTGGCGCCTGCTGAGCAACAATATCGCCGTGCTGCTTCGGGCCTACGTCGTGGATGGAAGCCCGGCCCAGGTGCAATACCGTGGCGCGGCAACGCCGCATGGAGTAGTGCCGTTGGCCGGCCTTGAGGTCGGCACCATCAACGTCAACCAGCCGGCCGGGCCGCTGGAGTTCGCTTGTTTCAACCCGTTCACCGGCGAGATTTCCGACCCGGTGGGCGACACCGTAACGTTCGTGTGAGGCCCGCATGCAGCTATTTCTGAACAACTGGAGCGCCGCGCTCACCGCTGCCGCCACCGACTCCGCTGCGGCGATGACGGTAGCGCCCGAGGCGGCCGCGCTGCTCGGCGCGATCACCCCCGGCGACTACTACGCGGCGACGCTGGAGGGCGAGGCCGGTATCGAGATTGTACACATCACCGCCACTGCCGCCGGAGAGTTGACGGTGCTGCGCGCGCAGGAGGGCACTGCGGCCCTGTTCTGGCCGGCCGGCTCGGTGCTGGAGCTGCGCATCACCGCCGCTACGCTGCTGGCGCTGCAGAGTTCGGGCGGTGGCGGTGGTGGTGGTGGCGGCGCATTCGGGATACCGCGTGTGCCAGCCGGGCAGATTTTCTGCCCGCTGGAGCACGCGGTTACGACGGCGCTCACTACCAGCTACACCGTTGGTTTCGCGCGCCTGACGCCGTTCGATGTGCCGATTGCAATGACTATCGATCAAATCGGTGTGCGCGTCAGCACTGCCAGCAGCGGCGGCACAGTGCAAATGGCGCTTTATGATTCCGACGCGGATGGCTGGCCAACAGACAGGCTGGGCGCCACATCGGTGTCGGCGGCTGCTACCGGCATCATCATGGGTGACCTGAGTTCGGGGCCTGTTGAGTTGCAGCCGGGCAAGACGTACTGGCTGGCTACCAAGCCGGTCGGCACCATGCTGACCCTGGGCATGGTGCACACGCGCTCGTTCGGCGAGTACCTGGGCAACCCGGCACAGATTCTCCAGCGCAACCTGGGCTCGTCTGGCCTGCCCTCGAACTGGGGCGGTTTCTCCTCTGCCGATCTCAACGCGTTCCCAGCGCCGCTTACCTACGTGCGCCGCAGCGCTTAATTCTCAACCGATTCGGAGTAGCCAGCCATGCAGCCGGCCCGCTTAGACCTGCCCATCATTCCGGGCACCACGTACCGCGACACCATGCGGCTGATGCAGCCGGAGTTCGTATACCTGCCCATCACCGCCATCACGCCAAGCGAGAGCGGGGTGCGGCTCACTGTCCAGCACGATCTGGCCGGCGACTGGCCGGTGTGGGTGCGCGGCGTAACGGGCATGCCCGACCTGAACCGCGACCCGCGCGCGGCACTGCCCTGGCGTGCGAAACGGATTGATGCCAGCACGCTGGAGATCAACGCGCTGTCCGGCGCCGGCCTCCAGCCGCGTGGCGGTGAGCTGGTGTACAAACTGCCGGTGGATCTGACGGGCGCCACGATTGCTATGCGCTTTACCCGGACGGGGCAGGAGGTGCTGGCGCTCACGCTCGGCAGTGGCCTGGCCAGCCCGGCGCCCGGCACCATCGCCCGCCTGCTGACGCCCGCCCAGACCGAACTGCTGACGGGCGATTGGCAGTACACGCTGGACGTGACCTTCAGCGACGGCACCGTGACCCGCTACTACCAGGGTGGCGCGCAGCAGGGGTGCCGCAATGGATGCTGACGCCTACCTGGCCGTGCTGGAGATTCCCGATCTGGAAACGGGAGAAGTCGAGCGCGAGTACCTGGTGAGCCTGCAGCAGCCCGAGGTGCACAGCACCACGGTCGGTGAGCAGGGGCCGGCAGGGCGCCCGGGCGAGCCTGGGCCTGCTGGCGGTGCTGCCGTGCAGCGCCTGGCCGGCGAGACGCTCAGCGCGCTGCGTGTGGTGTACGAGCTGGATGGCCAGGTGTTCGCCCTGGATTACCGGGACGGCGCAGCCATCTACCAACTGCTGGGGCTCACCCTGACTGCCGCCGATGTTGGCGGCCAGGTCAATGTTCAACGCAGCGGTCCGCTTGACGACGTGGCCTGGAATTGGACGCCTGGGCCGGTATGGCTGGGCGTCGATGGCGCGCTCACCCAGGTGGCGCCGGTGGATGGCTTCTGTGTGCTGCTCGGCGCTGCGGTCTCGACCACCCGTCTCATCCTCGATTTTCACCAACCAATATCAATGGGGTAATCAGTCATGGCACAGAAATTCGGAACGCTGATCGGCGGCCTGTGGGAGTTGATCGAAGGCTTGGTGGTGTCTGCCGGCGCCGGCGACGCTGGAAAACTGGTCGCCCTCGGCGATGACGGTCGCCTGGACGACAGCGTAATGCCGGTCGGCATTGGCGCGGACACTCAGCAGGCCGTTGCCATGGAAACCTTGGGCGCCGGCAAGTACGTCCAGTTTCACAACGACGCCGGGGTTTTCTCCGCGCGCCTGGCGGACAACAGCAACAACCGCCCCGCCGATGGCTTCGTGCTGGAGGAGTTCACCGCCTCGTCGACTGCCACCGTCTACCCGCTGGACTCGACCAATACCGCGCTGTCCGGCCTCACGATCAGCAGCCGCTACTGGCTCGGCACGGCTGGCGGCGTCATCGCCGTGCCGCTCGATGAGACGGATGCCGGCAACAACGGCAAGGTCAGCCAGTACCTCGGCAAAGCCAAGTCGGCCACCGAGTTGATCACCACCGACAGCGACCCCGTGGTGCTGTGATGACGGCGCGTAGGCCGATTGTATCGGCAGACGGGCGGCGCCGGCAGCTTCCGCCAGGCGACACGCTGCAGGGTGTGCCTGCGTACCTGCCGGCGTATCAAGCGGGTGGAGCGATGCTCAAGCTGGCTCTCAATCTCGATTACTCACTGACTGTCGCCCTGGCTGGCGGCGGCTCGCTTAGCGTGCAGGTGGTGCTCAATGGCTGATGTGAAACCGCTGAAACTCGTCGATCAGGGTGGCGGCGTTGCCCGGCTGGCTGAGTTTGCCGCCGGGGATCGCCTACCCAGTGACGCCGTGCCAGAGAAGTTGCAGGCGCTGGCTGATGCTAGTTGGGCGGCTAACCAAGTGCCGTACTTCACAGGCGCCAACACTGTCGATAAGTTTGCTCTGTCCGCAGTATCGCGCGGCATCCTTGCGGCTGGTTTGGGTAATGCTGCGAATGCGACGCTAACTAATTTGCCTTCGATAGCGGTAGTTTCAAACTCCCGTTCGGCTTTGACGATAACAACTACTCACGCTGCGCCTTTTCTTTTGAACAGAACAAGCGCACTCGGCAATATCTCTATTGAGTTCAGGACTACAGCACAATCCCGGTTTCTAGGAATGGACTCGTCGGGCACTCTTAAAGTAGGTATAAGTGAGGATATGACGGCCGGGACGTCATACACCCTTTGGAACCAGCAGAACAGTCCTAAAGCGGTTAATGGCATAGCCGCTGCAAACGGTGATCTTTGGGTTCAGTCCGTTAACGGCATGTATGGGTTTGGCGGAGGCGGAATAGCTAGAGATAGTGGCAACGATGCTGTGTTCAGGCCTACAGAGAGTTTCTACACGCCGAATACTAACAACGTGTATGGACTTATTGGAGCGGGAATACACCTAAAGTATACGAATATTAATCGCGCTGTTGAGTTCTTCGGCACTACGTCAGGTGCATCACCTAGGTTCTTCGGCCGCGCATCGTCAACTACTGATGGATGGATACTGCCGGTTGAATTTTGGACATCAATCAATCTGACTCCTAATGTCCTTGCCTCTTACACGCTCGCCACACTCCCAAATGCTGCTGCTAATCCTCGCCTTCAAGCGTGGTGCAGCAACCTAACTGGCGGCGCAATGCCCGTCTATTCCGATGGCACCAACTGGCGCCGTGTATTTGATAACTCAATTGCCAACTAAGGATCGCTTTATGATCAAGCGGGAAATTCCAAGTGAGCTGTTGTTTCGCTTCTCGGCTGATGGCGACTCGTACAAAGTCACTGGTGCTCACTATAAAACGCTGTCGTTCATCGAGTTGGACGGTGAAGCGCTCGGGCACAGAGAGTCCGATGCGCTCGATATCAGCCAGGCCGACCCGGCGGCTATCGAGGCGGCGCTGGGCGGGTTGAATACTGCATTGGTATTTGAGCTTGGTCAGCATCGAGCACAGGCCCAGGCTCAGTCCGTCGAATTGGAACAGCAGGCCGGTGCCCTGGCCGAAGCCCAACAGGAACTCGCCGCCGAGCGTCAGCGCCTGGCGGTAGCGAGCGAAGAGATTGCCAGCCTAACTGCCCAGGTGGCCGCCCTGCAGAGGCAGCTGGAAGAGGGCGGCGAAGCTGCTAGCGCTCCATCAGCTCAGCACGAAGCACCGTTACCGATCTAGGCGCAGTTATGTGCAGCTTCGCCTGCAGTTCTTCGTGCTGTCGGTGGATTTTGCGTAGAGAAATTGTGACGCCATCCCTGAGCAGCTCCTGTAGATCTGCTGCTGTCATGTTCTCGTCGAAAATGAGCTGCAGCTCCTCGCCTACACACCGCGTCAATGTCAAACCCATGTCGCGCTCTCTGCTGTGGCTGTTGTAGCAGGGTAGACCATCGATCCAAGGCCCGCCGAGTGCGGGCTTTTTTGTGCCTGGAGAAATCATGACCCTGAACGAGATCCGCGATCAGGCGATCACGCCTGCGCTCGCGCTGCTGCCTGCAATTCATGGGATAAGACGGCACCGAATTTGCTCGCATATCTTGTTGGTTTTGTAGTCAAGATTTTGCAGGTGCTCGTAGACAGTCATGCCGCTGATGGATTTCTTGCCGATGCTTTCGTCCATTGCTGAGGATGTGTCGATGACGTTGTTGTTGACGTGGATTAAGGCATTCATCAAGTCGTTTGACTTCTTGATCAGGTAGAGATTGGTCGTCAGGCTCAAGCCGGTGATGACCAGTAGCGCGAAAGCGGTCTTGTTGGTGATCGTCAGTGATTTGCTCATGTCCCTTGCTCCCTGTGAGCGACTGATTTCGACAGTCGACTATATGGCCGAGGCTGGCGTGGTGCCAGCTGACCCCGTGTAGAGGGCTCACCTGGCGCGCCCGAATATCAGCGGCTAGCCTGAAAGGTGCCATGACGGCCAGCCCGGATAAGGAGCATCCCATGCAAGCCTCTGCCAACGTAGCGCCCGCCCCATCTCGCCGGCGCAACCTGCTGATCCTCATTCTGTTCACGTGCGGCGCTTCCCTGTTCGGTTACTACCAGGGCTACTCAACTGCCGCGAATCGAATGCCTGCCACGCTCACCATTGACTGCGAGCCCTCGCAGCTCAGCTGAACAGCGAGCCCGCTGTACCCCGACTCGCCCGCCTAGTGCGGGCTTTTTTTCGTCCGGAGTAACCCCATGACCCTACTCGAAATCCGCGAGCAGGCCATCACGCCTGCGCTCGCGCTGCTGCCTGCGCGTATGTCCGAGAAACGCGCGCAGGTTGACCAGCTCATGCTGACTGCTCATCTGCAGGAGGCGCCGAACCGCGAGCAGTGCCAACTGCCTATCCGCCCCGGAAAATGCGGCCCGGCACGTGGCATCTGGCAGTTCGAGCGCGGTGGCGGTGTGGCCGGCGTGCTGCGCCACCCTTCGAGCCGCGACGCGGCCATCGCCGCCTGCCGCGCGCTGGGCATCGAGCCGACCATTGACGGCGTGTTCGCCGCGCTGCCGGGCCAGGTGGACGTGATCGACGCTGTATTCGCCCGCCTGCTGTTCTGGACGGACCCGCACCCGCTGCCGGCCCTTGGCGATGTCGAGGGTGCCTGGCAGTACTACCTACGTAACTGGCGGCCGGGTGCCTACGAGCGCGGCACTCCACCCGAACAGCGCAAGCTGCGGCAGAAGTGGGGCGCGAACTATGCGCGGGTTCTGGAAGCGCTGCAGGTGGCGGCGTGATGGGCTGGCTGAAGCTGGTGCCGTCTTGGGCCTGGCCATGGATAGCGAGTGCGGTGCTGGTCCTGGCTGTTGGTGGTGCGCAGCAGATTCGCGTCAATAGCCTGCAGAGCGATCTGACCGCCGAGCGCGATGCTCGAATCGAGGACGCCGGCAAGCTGGGCGCCTGCCGATCTACCCGTACCAACTTGCTGGGCCAGGTGATCGAACAGAACGGCGCCCTGGCGGATATGCGCGCGGCCGAGCTGGAGCGCGCCAATCGTGCGCGCGATGTTCAGCTGCAGGCCGAGGGCAGGGCGCACCAGGCCGACCAACAGGCGCAGCAAGTGCTGCAGGAACGCACGCCGGCCGGGGCTGATGCCTGCGCTGCTGCCTCGGCGGCATTCGACGATGAGCTACGGCGGGAGCGTGCGCAATGAAGCGGCTGATAGCTGTCCTGGGCCTGGCACTGGCTGGCTGTGCTGGCCGGGTGGCTGAGCCGCCCGAGCCGCAGTTGGTGCGCGTCGAGGTGCCGGTGCAGATCCCGTGCCGCACTGAGCGCGTACAGCGGCCGGTGTTCGCCGTCGACGTGCTACCCATCGGCGCTACGATTGCTGAGCAGATGCGTGCGCTGCGTGCTGAGCGGCTGCAGCGAAAGGGGTATGAGGTGCGACTAGAGGCCGCCATCGAGGCGTGCCAGTGACATGTAAAACACAAAGGCCCGGCGCCGTGGGAAGCCCCTGCGGTGCCGGGCCTTTTTTTGTGCCCAGCGTTTGGTGATCGCTAGGGTAGACTGCGGTCTTTCTTCCTTGAAGGGGTATTGCCGTGCTGGTGATCCGGGTGAACGGCAAGCGGCCGATCAAACTTGAGCGCAAGTTGAGTGAGTCTGGCGGGTGGGGGCTGTGGGATTTCCACCGGGCTGAAAGCTCGTTCACGCTCGGTGTGAAGACGCACCGCCTGGCGCGCATCAAGCCGGCCGAACCGGCAGCAGGAAAGCCCGTCGAGATATTCATCATGCGCGAGGCATCGGCCCCAGAGTCCGAGTGGATCTCGTTCGGCGAAGGCGTCGCGGCTTATGAGTCCGACAGCTGAAGGCTTCATCACGCTACCTCGACCGGCTCCAGCAGCTCCGGGTAGTCGTTGCGCGTGTTGCCGACATCGGTCGTGACCGGGTAGGCCTTGAAGTCCTCGCGGCTGGTGGCGATCAGGCCATGCACCTGCTCGATGCTGCTGGCCGGCGACAGCCAAAGGTCGAACTGCTCGGGCGCCAGGATAACCGGCATACGGTGGTGGATCGCTGCCGCCGGGCCGGCTGCATCTTTCGTGAGTAGGGCGCACGACAGTAGCTGGTTGCCTTCGGGGCTCGTCCAGCTCGACCACAGGGCGGCAATGGCCAGCATGCTGCCGTCGGTGGCGTGGTGGTAGTACGGCTGATTGACCTGGCGGCCGGCGCGGTTGCGCACCTTCTGATGCTCGTTCCACTCATACCAGCCCATCGCCGGCATGATGCAGCGTTGTGAGCGGATCGCCTGGCGCCACATCGGTTTGCTCGCGGCTTCTTCGCTGCGAGCGTTGAAGCTGAGCCCCGGCAGCGCTGGCTTATTCCACCAGTGCGGGATCAGGCCCCAGCGTGCGCCGTCGAGTTCAAGCTGGGCCTGGTCGTTGAGGCGCAACAGTGGCACCTGGGTGGATGGCGCGACGTTGTAGTGGCGTATCCATTGCCCGGAGTTGCGCGCGCCAATGTGCCAATACTGCTCGATGGCGCGATCATCGGGTGAAACGTAGCGGCCGCACATGCGCGCCTCCCGTGGTG